AAAACCCCCCCCCCCATTTCCATTTCCCCCCCCCCCCCCCACTCCCCAAGATAATTTTCGAGAAAACACCGCGGCCATGTTTCGCCCGGAGGGCCGAAGGCCCCCGCTCGCCCCATCCTTTCCCCCGCGCGTGCCCGCGTTCCGCATTCTACCCCACCGGCCCGGGCCACCGTGCAATGTCGCTCCAATCGGCAGGAGCAGGCCCCATGAGCACAGACCCCACCACCATTCCCCGCTGGCAATCCCACAAATGCGTGACGGCGGATCGAATCGTCCTGGCTGATTACGATGTCGGGACCTATGATGTAGTGCTGCGGCTGGCCTGCGGGGTCATCGTCCGGCCGAAGCGCCAGCTGGAGACCAACGGAGCGCCAGTAATCGGAGGCTACTACCTGCTCTACGACGATGGTTACGAATCCTGGTCCCCGGCCGCGGCCTTCGAGAACGGCTACACCCGGATTGGCGGGGACGCCACATGATCACCAACCCCCCGTTCCCCGAGCTCCCACAACGCGCTCGGGACAAACTACCTCCAGCAGAAGCCTCCCCCACCCGGGTTCGGAAATTCCAGCTCGGATTTTCCGTCACCAAAGCGGAGGAGAGCAAATACACCCTGGAGGAATATGACATCACAGTAGATGAACTCAAAACCTGGGTTTGCAATTCCGCCGAGGAGTTGCATGACCAGATGCGGGCCTGGGTGGAACGGCAAATTGCCGGGCACAAGATTTTCCTGACTCGGCAGGCAAACATTGATTTCGGAGTGACGTTGGCCGCGGCTCGGGATATGCCCATTGGAGACGCCCAATGACCACCTCCCGCCGTTCCCTGTTCCAGGCCGCCGGCGCGTTGCTCGCCCTTCCGGCCCTGGTTCGTATCCAGTCCCTCATGCCGAGCAGCCCCCAGGCCACATTTAACGCCAGCGGAGTGTTGACCTGGGACCAGATCACCACCGAGGCCGCGCGGCAGCTTCGTCTGGCGCTTTTGGCCCGAGATGATGTTATTGGCTGGGGGCAGGATCATGGTTGGATTTCAAAGAAACAATCTCTAGGCTACAACGTGGTTTTTCAGATCAATCCAGTTGATTTGCACTGTGCAATACAGCAGTTCAGTATGCGAGTGCTGCGTCCAGCAATGAAAGCTCTAGCAGAAACAATTCCTTCTGGAGCCCAGATGATTGCCAATGCGGCGGAGATGCGAGGGTCCACACAACCTGGATACGATTGTGCGGTAATCGAACGAGGTGGGGTCGGGCTTAGAGCTGTCAAAGGTTATTGGATCGGGACAGACTGCATAATGGGCCGTTTCGATGTAAGGTGCCGCACATGACCACGGCCAACTTCCCAACCTGGTGGGACTTCTGCCAGCAGTTCGACGGCAGCGCCCACGATGACGCGGTGGCGGCCAATGGCCAGGGCGACGGGGCCGGGACCACCATCTGGGGGTTCATCTACCCGACCTGGCGGCTGGCCCGGAGATTTGCCGGGTATAGCGACCTGGCGTTCCAGACCTTTCGGGCCATGTCGCAACCCCAGGCTATGGTTTTGGCGGAATCATTCTTCTGGAAACGCCAGTGGGGCGAAGCCCTTGCGCCGGGGGTGGATATCCAGGCCATTGACTGGATTTTTGGCTCCGGCGGGGCGGTACGGGAAATCCAGCGGCGGCTGGGATTCACTGGGAACAGCGTGGATGGCCTGATGGGGCCGGCGACGGTGGGGAAAATCTCCGCCATGGCCACGGCGTTTATCCCCCAGTGCTACCAATGGCGGGTGGATTATTATGATGACTGCGGGTTTCGCCAGCAATGGCCGGGGCTATACCGCAGGGCCTTGGAATGTCGCCAGTTGGCCCAACGGGTAGCTGGGGTGTTGCCAGCCCCACCTCCGGTTCCGGCGAAGCCGGCGGTCACCATGCCCGGGCTGGACTCCCAGGCTAGCCTGCCGCCCAACGACCCGGCACAATCCGGATGATCCTCCGTTCGGTTACGCTGAACGCCGCCCTGGCCCCCCTCACCCAGTCCATCGAGCGCCTGTCTCGCCAGGTTGAGACCACAACCACCAACCAGGCAGTGGCCAAAGAACACCAGCAGGGCGCGGACACCCGGTTGAATGAGCATCTGGTGGAATGCTCGGCCCGGTGGCATGAGCTCCGGAATGAAATCCGCAAGGTCGGCTGGAAAGTGGTGGGATTGCTGGTGGTGTGCCTGGGGGCTGTGGTGGGGTTTGCAATCGAGTTGGTGTTAAAAAGCCATTCTGGGTAAGGAGGCGAAAGCCATGGATAAGGGATTGTTGTTCTGGGTGGTCTTCGTGGTGTGTATTATATTTGGGGGCTTTGGGGCTGTGCCCCAGGGCCGGCCGTATTGGGATCGCTGGGGCTTCCTGGTGTTCTTTGTGCTGATTGGGCTGCTGGGCTGGCAGGTCTTCGGGCCGGTTATTCGGTAGGCCCGGGGGCGGGGGCGAGCCAATGGAATACCTGGTGATTCTCGCCCTGGCCGGCCTGGGGGCCGTAGCTGCAGCCTGCGTATGGGGCTGGGCCATTGGCTGGTGGGGGGTGGGCCTAGGCCTGGGTGGCCCAGCAGTGGCCCTGGCAATTGGGATGGTAGCGGTGCTGCCGCTGGTGAAATAATGGGCCTGGTTCTGGTTGTGGTGTTGGTGATTGTGCTGCTCGGGGGCCTGCCACTGGGGGTATACCAAGGCCAATACGGCCCGCACTTCGGCGGGGGCCTCGGCCTGGTGCTGGTGGTATTGCTGGTGCTGTTGCTGCTGGGCCGGATATGACCGGAGCGGAGTTTGTTGACTTTGGCTACAAGGGGGTGCTTGCTGTTGGTGTCCTGGTTGGCATTGTTGTTTCCCTCCGGAATGCCAATAAAATTCAGACTGTTCATCTGTTAATTAATTCCGGCCTGGCAAAAGAACGAGAACAAGCGGCGGAGTTAAGCAACTCCAGGGCGGAAACCAGTTTCCAGCTTGGAAAACAAGAAGAGCGGGTGGAAGCCAGGGACCGCCAGACTGCCGCCGATGCTATCGCCGATCAATCAACCAGGAGCCCAAACACATGAATGTCAACACGGATGCGGTCATTGCCGGGGCGAGGACGCTGCCGGAGCTCATCCAACGGGCGAAGGCCGCGGACCCGCAGCTGGCCGAGCAATTGACCACCAAGGCATCCCTGGCCAGCTCGAGTCTGTGGGGGTCTTCCGGGACGCTGGTGGTTAGTTATCTGGCTGGGAGATTTGCCCTGGGCTGGGACCAGGACACCTGTGCGCTGGTCGCCGGGGCGTTGGCCTGGGTGGCCAACCTGGTCATTCGCCGGTGGACAGACCCACGGGTGACTGGCCTGTTCACCAAAACCCCGGCGCCGGCATAGCCCCGGACTGAACCCCAAGGAGTACTTCCCATGAAATACATTCCATTGCTTGCTTTGCTGCTGCTACCGGCCTGCTCTCCAACCCAGCAGGCCCAGGTCAACACCACCCTGGCCTCTCCCGCCGGGCAGCTCTTCTGCTCCATCCAGACCTCCGGGGGTGGGCAAATCGTGGCCAGTGTGATCGATGCAACGGCCTCGGCGGCGCTCCCGGGGGCAGCTCCGGCAGCAGTCCTGGTCACGAATATGAGCAAGGGGTTCGTGGACGCGGCGTGCGCAGCGGCAGCAGCCTCGGCCGGAGGGACTGGTGGGGTTGCAGTCTCCCCGCCGGCAACTGGGGTGCCAGTGGCTCCGGTGGCGATTGTGCCCCCGGTTGGGCGGTAGGCCATTGCCTTCAACGGCTGAGCCAGTAATTTACCCGCACCAATGCCGAATGGGGAGAGCTGCGGCTAGGTTGTCCCGGAGAGACCTGGCCGCACTTTGCGGGGTAAGCGAGATAACAATTACCAGCTTTGAAAGCTGGCGGCCACACAATATTACTAAGCCCAATGCCAGGGCAATTCGGGATGGACTGGAGAAAGTTGGGATCATTTTCACTGGATTTGGGGTGGATTTGAGCAAATTGAGAAAGAAAGCACGGAAATGAATGACCTGGCCATCGGCTCCGCCCGCGGCGGTCGGAAGCCCTTGGGCAGCGGGGACCTGGACATCCAGGTAGTCCGGGCGCTGGGGCCGGAGGACCTGCCGTTGCTGGCAGCCCCGCTGCCGATCGGCAGCTTGCCGCCGACGGTCCAGTCCCTCCGGGCCAGCCACCACCAGCTGGCGCAACTGGTGGCCCTGGGTATGAGCGACGGCGACGCGGCCCTTGCGACGGGATATTCGCTCAGCCGGGTGAGCATCCTCAAGGCCGATCCCACGTTTCAGCAACTCCTGGAGCATTACTCCACCCAGCGAGAGCTCCGGTTCGCCGACGTGCTGGAGCGAATGAAGGTTCTGGGGCTGAGCACCCTGGACGAGCTCCAGGCCCGATTGGAGGAAAACCCCAATGGATTCGCCAACCGGGAGCTCTTGGAGATGGTGGATTTGATGCTGGTTAAGTCCCGTTCCGGGCCTGGGATGGCGACGGGGCCTGGTGGCCAAGCCCCGGTGACCGTCAATGTGAGTTTTGTGGAAGCTGGAGCCCGAAGCGGCCCGACGATCAATGGAGAGCCGGTGAAATGACCACCACCCCGGATGAGGCCACTCGGACCACCCTGGTGGAGATGTCCCAGCAGCTGGGCGACGGGGCTTTAGACGGAACCATTGCTGGGGCCATCACCGTGGTCCTCGGCCCCGGAAAGGCTGGCCTGGGCATCCGTTGGTCCGGGAATATGACCAGCTTTGAGGTCATGGGGGTGCTGAATTTGGCCCACCTGATTGTCCTCAACCAAACCGGCGGGAGTGCGCCAGGCCGATGACTCGACGAATCCGGGGGTTGATCTCCGCAGCGAAGCTGACGACCAAGCCAGCCTGCATACCGACCAGCCGGGCCAGGGGGGTGAAGGCCCTGGGCGTCCGGTATGAACGAGAGGTGGCTAAGGCGTTGCCGGTGGCGGAGGCCGGGGCCTGGTGGGAGTTCCGGGATCGGAATGGCCCGGGGTATTGCCAGACCGACTTGCTGGTCCTGGGAGAACGCTTTGTGCTCGTGCTGGAGGCCAAATACACCTACACCGTAGATGCCTGGAGGCAATTGCTCGGCCTGTACCAGCCGGTGGTGGAGCTGGCGCTGGGCCTCCCGGTGATCCCAGTGCAGGTTTGCCGGGTGCTTACCCCCAATGCCCGGAATGTAACCACCGGGTTGGCGGAGGCAATAGAGTTGGCCAAGGCCGAGGGCTGGGCAACACTCCACTGGGTTGGGGGGAAGCCGCTCTGGCCGGTGTTTCGGGGGGCCACCACCCCCCATATTCCCGCCGCCACCCGGGGGCAAATTGCCGCATAGCCTACCCGCACAGACCACCGACCGACCACGACCAACCAACCACCCAGGAGATTAGCAAAATGACCAGCAAAGTCGGGAACGAGACCAAGGCCAACCTGTCCGGCGCCGGGATGACCACGAGCAGTGGCAGCATTGTGGGCAATACCAGCCTGGGGCACGCAACGGAGCATTTGCACCGGGAGCACCCCCATGGCTACAACGACCACGGGCCGCACCACGACACCGACTCACACCGAGTGATGAGCCCGCTGGGTGGCCTACGGCCCGCTGGTGGTAGCAAGTAACAACCGGGGGACCAGACAATGGCCAAGCGCAGGCTGAACGATACCGCTGCCCTGGTGACGCGGCCACCGGGGAGTGGGGAGTCCCACGGAGTCTCCGTCCGGAAGATCGATAATGGGTATATGATCTCGCAGCACTCCTCCAACGAGCGGACCGGGGAATATAGCTGCACGGAATCGTATTCCGAACGAGCTCCACGCATAATCCCCGCCCGGGTGGCCTATGGGCCAGCACCGGACCAGGGCAATAGCTTGAGAGGCGCCGTGCAAAGCCTGGGGCAAGACGAGTGACTGGCCGGCGGATTGGGCTGGTTCTGGGGATACTGGCCGGGTTGTTAACCGGGGTTCACCCGGCGACCAGCCAGCAATCCATCGTCGCCAGTCCCACTGGGAGCTCGGCCAATGGCCTGGGAATGGCCCGCACCACAACTGCGGTCAGCTCGCTGGTGGTTATGGGGCGGAAAGGAAACATCTATTCCGTTGGGGCCACCATCGGCGCCACGCCGGGATTTCTGCTGGGCTACGATGCCATCACCGACCCAGGAAATGGGGCGCAGACCCCGCTGTTCTGTATAACCGCTCCGGCTGCGGCTACAATTTCGTTTAACTGGGCGCCAGGGCCGGCACTGGTGGTGGCCAATGGTTTGATTATTGTGTTCTCCACCGGAGCAAATTGCCTAACCGAGACTGCGGCCAACGCATTTCTCTGGGGAACAGGGGCGCCAGGACAATGAAGACCAAGGCCAAAATTCGGGCTGGGGTTGGTCTCGTGCTGCAATTGGCAGCAGGAACAGCGCTGGCACAGAACTATTCTGTCACTCCGCAAAGCACGACGTTTACTGGTGGAACAGTTGCTGGCAATACAGCGTTTTCAACCGGGATTACACTTGGTTCCCCGACTGGGGGGAATAAAGGCACGGGAACTATCAACCTGTCCAGCTACGAGTATCAAAATGGCAATGCGACGGTCGCCGATGTGCCGTCGTTCACCAGTTTGTTCCTCGGCGGCTATCCGTTGCCTGCGCTGTCGTCGTCGGCAACTGGTAGCAGCCCTGAATGCACCGCAGGAGAACCCGGGACGGTGAACCTCGGGGTTGGACAACAGGCACTGAAATCGCTGACAAACGGCTGCAACGATATTGCCATCGGGTACCAGGCCGCGTCGTCGATTATAGGAAGTGCCAATATACTTGCCATTGGCACTCAGGCCCTGGCGGCGCTGACAGGCACGGGGAGCGGGAAAGATTCCAACGTCGCGGTTGGTCATACGTCGATGCCGGCATTGCTGGCTGGTAATTTCAACGTTGCGCTCGGCAACGCCACAATGCAGAGCGCAACAGCGGGGACTGCCAATACGGTTGCCGGCACCCATGCCATGCAAAATGCCATCGACGCTGGGACTGGGAATGTCGCGGTTGGCGAGAATGCGTTTTTCAACCTCACCGGGGCATCCTTTGGCGTGGCTGTTGGTGAACTCGCTTGTTTGGCCCAGACTTCCGGCAGTGGAAATGTTTGTATCGGCGCTAACGCGGCGTCTTCTAATGTCAGCGCGGTTGGTGTTGTCGCGGCGGGGTTTAATGCTTTAGAAAATAACACCGCGCCTACTCAAAGCACCGCAGTTGGATACTATGCCGGTGCCGGCAGCGCCACGTATAGCGCCACAAACCTGACCATCTTCGGTTACCAGGCAGGAGTCGCCCTGCAAACAGGCGGGAATTTTAATTCACTATTTGGCACATTCGCTGGCTCGACGATCACCACAGGCACGCGCAACGTGGCGCTCGGGCCGCAGGTTGGTTCAGTCACGCTTGCGACCGGGTCAAACAATGTTTTAATCGGCAATACGACAGGTTGTGATACACCGGCGTCTGGGACGAATAATTTCATCGGCCTGTGCGCCGGAGCGGCCCCTGTTATTACCGTGGCTGGCGCGGGTACAATTACCACCGCAACAACAACGCTGCATGGCTCAACCATGATTATGCCAGATATTGCCAACGCGACAACCGCCGCAACTGGTACACTTTGCTGGACGGTTGGTGGGATTACTTATGACAACACGAACACCTGCCTTGTATCGTCGGCGCGGTTCAAGCATGCTGTGGAACCCCTAATAGGCGCGCTTGCCAAGATCGACGCGATGAGGCCGGTGTCGTTCCTTTACAACGGAGACGTGACTAACGATCCGCATCTTGGACTGCTTGCAGAGGATGTTGCGCGTATTGATCCACGGCTGGTAGCGAACGACAATGCTGGACGGCCTTTGAAGGTCAAATACATCGATGCTATCGCGATGTTGATCAGCGGAATGCAGGAACAGCAGAGGGAAATTGGTGAGCTCAAGAAGCAGATTGCGGCTGTGAAATCATCCGATACACCCAAGCCATAACCAGAGGGTGGACCCACCACCAGCATAACCAACGTGCCTACCACCCGGAGGGCGGAGCCCTCTACAACCAGGAGACCAACAACATGAATACCACTTGGAAGGCCAGAGTTCTGGCAGCAGTTCTGGCCCTCGGAGTGGCCGGGCTGGTGAGCGCGGCGGGGATGTTTGTGTTCCCGCAGGTCGTCCCCGGGACGTATAACTCGGTGGCGCTGCCCGCGCCGGATGGGATTTACACCCAGGTGCAACCGGGGCAGAATTTCACCCCGCCGATCCCAAGCAATTGCTGCGGGCCGTTTGTCCCGATGGATACCAATCAAACCGGAGGTGCAGCCCCTGCTACCGTCCGGGCCACTCCATTCCAGATCGCGGGGACGTTGCTGGAGGGGATTAACAACACCCAGACCAGCACGGTCCATGCGGCGACGAGCAATACGCTGGGTGGTGTGGTGGTGACGGAGTCGCTGAGCACAGCTGCCGGGGCCTCTTATACATTCACCCTGACCAACTCGGTGCTCAACACCGCGTATATCACCGCCGGGTATATTCCGCAGGTGGCCATTTATTCCCTCTCCAATACCGGGGGCAGGGCCAATCTTTCCGGGAATGTGACCAGCTCGAGTACTGGGAACCAAAGTGCGTTCTCTGGACTCGCCAACACCGCGCAGATGACCCTGGTCAGTGCAACCCCTGCCAATGGGAGTGTGGTCTGGGTGTGGAGAAATGATGGCACCACCGCGCTGAATGGAACGATGTTTATCGCCTGGCATTTGTAATTGCGGCCCTTGGCCGCAAAGGGGTCCCGTCCGAGGGACGACTGAGGCGAACTGGAGCAGGTGGGTGGAATGACCTGCCTGCTCCTTTTTTGGTAGTGACAACGCGATGGAGCAATCAGATGGCGATCAACCAACGACCCAAGCCTCCGGTGTTCGGGGGGCAGGCTGAGAAGGGGCCGAAGGCGGGGTCAAAGAAGCCGAGCAAAGGCAAGTGATTCGGCCAACGGCCGAAGGCTTCACCCATGTTTGACCATCAAATTGGGCCTTCGGCCCAACCCCTCAACCAATCCCAGGCCATCTCCGCCCAGTTTCCGGCACCGCTGGCCTGCCTGTTCCGGCCGAAGCGGCATAAAGTGCTGTGGGGTGGCCGTTCGGCGGGGAGAAGCTGGGGCTGTGCGCGGGCGTTGTTGCTGCTGGGCGTTAAGCGGCCAATTCGAGTACTTTGCGTTCGAGAGCTACAGAATTCGATTGGTGAGTCCGTGCATTTGCTGTTAACTCAGCAGATTGCGGAATTGCACCTGGAGAATCAGTACAAAATTGAGGTCGCCCGGATTACCTGTGTAAGTGGTCCTGGACGGGGGACTACCTTCTCATTCGAGGGCATCAAGAACAACACCACCAAGATCAAGTCCTATGAGGGAATTGATTATTGCTGGGTGGAGGAAGCCAACAAGGTTAGCCAGAAGAGCTGGGAGATTCTGCTTCCGACCATAAGGAAAGAAGGCTCAGAGGTTTGGATTACATTCAATCCAGAGTTGGCGACAGATTACACATACGAGCGGTTTGTGCTGTCCCCAGCTGGGGAGGTTATCGTCCAGGGAGAAAATTGGGTCGAGACTACGGACTCGTTTGTTATCAAAATGACCTACCTGGACAATCCATGGGTCTCAGAAGTTACACTAAACGAGATGAATGATCTCAAAGGCCGGGACGAGGATGCTTACAACAACGTCTGGCTGGGTCATTGTCGGGAAATGCTCCAGGGCGCTGTGTTTGCGAAGGAGCTCCGCCGGACCATTGCCGAAGGTCGGATTTGCAATGTCCCGTGGGACCGGGAGACCCCGGTGAATGTGTATTTTGACCTGGGCAAGCGGGATCTCACTGCGTTCTGGATCGCCCAACGGGTGGCCATGCAATGGAGAATTTTGGAGTATTTTGAAGACTGTGGAGAGGAAATTGAATATTACCTGCGGCAGCTACAATCTCGAGAGTACATATACGACACTATTTACCTCCCGCATGATGCCAAGGCTAAGCGACTTGGCCAAAAGCGCACTATTGATACTATTGTCCGAGGCCTGGGATTCAAAACCCATGTTGTGCCGAAGATTAACCAGAAAGTGAATGCCATCAACGCAGGAAGGTTGATATTCCCAAATTGCTGGTTTGATGAGGTTCTTTGTAAGGAAGGGCTGAATAGACTCAAGCATTATTGCTACTCCATCACCAACGGGCAGTTTTCGGAAGAACCACTCCACGATGATAATTCCAACGGGGCTGATGCGTTTATGACCCTAGCGCAGCATATTAAAGCCCCCAAGGGCAAAAGCAACGTGATCGATAGGCTCGCCCGGCAGGCCAGCCGCTTTGTTGACGAACATCCGAACCTGGGTTGGTTAGGAGCATGAGCAGGTGAGTGAATCCGTGGCAACTGCTCAGGAAGGGGAACTCCAGGAAGCGGCCGAGGCTGGTGTTGGCACCACGGGCGATCCGGTTGTTGATGAGGCCAAGAGATTCCACCAGCGGTGCTCGGAATGGGAATCCAACTTCCGGCATCGCTTTATCGAGGATCTCAAGTTCTCCTACGGAGATAGCGATAACGGCTACCAGTGGCCGAATGCGATCCGCCGCTCCCGGGATGTAGAGGCCAAACCCTGCCTGACCATGAACATCATCCGGCAGCATAATCTGCAAATAATCAATGATTTTAAGAGGAATAAGGCGGAGGCCCAGGTGGTCCCAGTTGGTGGTGGGGCGAGCTTCGAGTCCGCGACGATGATGAAGGCGCTGTTGGAGCACATCCAGTATCAATCCAAGGCTGCCAGCATCGCCTACTCTGTGGCCCGGGAGTTCCAGGTGTATGGGGGCATCGGGTATTGGAGGCTGGTGACCGACTGGGTGGAAGGGGAGTTCTACCAGGAGATCAAACTGCTTCCAATCAATGATCCGCTGACCGTGTTTCTGGACCCGGATATCAAACAGCGGGATGGGAGTGATGCGAAGAAAGGGCTGATTTTCGACAACGTCCCCCGGGCAGCGTTCCGGGAAGCATATCCGGAATTTGCAGACCTGGTAGGCACGCAACCGCTGGGGAGCGCGGGTGATGATTCCGAGTGGATTACCCGAGAGCACGTCCGGATTTGTGAATATTTCCGGAAAGTCCTGGTGAAGGATGAGCTGTTTAATTTTCTGGACCCCAGCAGTGGTCAGAGGAAGAACATTCTTCGCTCTGATCTCCCAGCCAACATGCGGGATGCCATTGCCTCCGACCCGATGACTCGTCGCCGGGCATGCAACCGGGAGGTCATCGAGTGGTATTTGATCGCCGGGGACCGGGTGATTGACCGGACAATTTGGCCGGGGAAATTCATCCCGATCGTTCGGGTGGTGGGTGAGGAAACGGTGGTGGAGGGCCTGCTGGATCGTAAGGGTCACACCCGAGCGATGAAGGACGCCCAGCGGATGTTGAATTACAATTCCAGCGGGCAGGTCGAACACGTTGCACTGCAGACCAAGGCCCCCTGGACCGGGGCCGCCGAGGCCATTGAAGACTATGAACAAATGTGGGGATCTGCCAATACCGCCAACCACTCCTTCCTGCCGTTCAAGCACCGGGACTCGGATGGAGAGCCCCTACCGTTGCAGGCCCTGCCCCGACGAGTAGACCCACCCACTGCGGCGCCGGCGTTCGAGGCCGGTATGGCCACCGCGTTTAACCAGATCATGATGGTGAGCGGGCAATGGCAGAACCAGATGGGTATGATGGGGAATGAGCGGACCGGGGAGGCCATCGAGCGGAGACAGGACCAGGGCGACACCGCGACTTACCATTTCCGGGATAATTTCGAACTCGCGCTGGTGTTCACGGCCCAGCAGATTGTGGACCTGGTCCCCCGGATATATGACACTCGGAGAGTTCTGCAGATCCAGGCTGATGATGGGTCGATCATGGAACTGGCAATTGACCCAGCCGCAAGAGCAGCCTACCAACAGAAAACCCTGGTCGATGGGGCCATTGCCGGGCGTGTGCTCAACCCGACGGTTGGCCAGTATGAAGTCCGAGCTGCACCGGGTGCAGCGTTTGGCACTCGGAGGCAGGAGACCGTCCAGGCGCTTACACTTATACTCACCCAAGCGCCGGCGCTCACCGGGGTGATTGGGGATCTGCTGCTGAGCTCCATGGACTTTGACAAGGCGCAGGAGGCTGCTCGGCGCCTCCGCCGAATGGTGCCGCCGCAGGCCCTGGGCCAGGGTCCAACCCAGCAGGAACAACAGCTCCAGCAGCAGAATGCCCAGCTCATGGTGGCTCTGCGGGAGGCCCTGCAGAAGTTGGGCAAGGAGCAGCTCAAGCTGGTGGGCAAGGACCAGATGCGGGACATCGACGCATACAAAGCCGAGACTGACCGCTTCAAGGCGCTCACCGATGTGTTGCTGCTGGACCAGGGGGGTGTGCAGCAGGTGGTGGAGCAGTTGGTGCAAGAGGCCGCGCAAACCCACCTGACCCCGATACTCCAGGCCAATGCTGGTGGGGTGGAGGATCAGTCTGGGGGTGGCGACCAGCCGGAGCCTCCGATGCCCGGGGCGCAGCGCGCGCCAGACGGGGAATGGTACTTACGCGATCCCACCCGGATGCGGGGGTTCATGCGGCTGGCTCCGCTGGCCCAGCAACATTCCACTCCGGAGATAACCGCCAATGCCTGATGGGACCGGGAGCAATCCACTCGATGCCATCATGCAGCGAGAGTCTGGTGGGCAGAATGTTTATAATTACAAACATGATCTGGCACCGAGGTATTACACTGCCAGCGGGTATTACCAGATTGTGGACTCGACCTGGAGGGAGGGGGCCAAGCTGGCGGGGGTGGATTCCAGCCAGTACCCAACCGCAATCTCCGCGCCGAAGGATGTCCAGACCCAGGTCGCGCAAGCGCTGTTTGCTCGGTATGGCGAGCGCCCGTGGGCCGAGAGTGCACCCAAGGGTCATGCCCTGGCCCCGGCGCCAGGCCAGGGAATGCTTGGGCAAGTGGCCTCGGCTTCGCCCACGATGGACCAGGGAAATGATCTGGCTATGGTGGCTCCAACACCAGCACCAGCTCCAGGGCCAAACCCGTTGATTGCCCTGAATCTGATCAAATTACTGCTCCCGGCTGGGCATACTCTGATCCCCGTGGATTACGACCCGTTTGCTCCGGGAATGCCGGGGGCACCGGCTAAGCAAAATGCCTGACCAGAGTGCGCCCCCGGAATACCAGTCCTGGCAGGATGCAGCCCGGGGTGGGAATTTGCTTTCATACATCCAGGGGCATACGATGAATGCCCTGGTTCCGGGGTATGACCCCAATGAGCCGGGGTATTTGAAAGCCCTGGACATTGCCAGCCTTCCGGCCCGGGCCGCAGTCAACGCTCTGCTAGGCCCGGTGACTACCGGGGGCAAGGCCCTGGATGCCTGGATGCATGGCCAGCAGGGAGCTCCGACGAAGGACCTGATTACTAAGGCTGTGCTGGGGATATTAGGCCAGGGACTGGAGGGGGCTAAACCCGGGGTTGGGCGGCCACCAGAGGCCAGGGTGCTTCCACCACCTGGTTATCAGCTCATTCCGGTTGATCATGACCCGTTTGCTTAACCAAGGAGCCCGTAATATGCCCAGCACAAGCCGCCCATCCGCCCATGCCCACTCGCTAGTCCACCAGACCACGGTGGAAATGGCCCATGAGCTCTACGACACCATGATGTCGGATAACGCCTGGTATGATCTGTGGAAGTCCCAGAACCCGGGGCTCACGCCCAGGGGGCTTGCCGATCGCTTTGTCGCCCGCAATTTGAGCAAGCTGCTGCCGCAGGCCCGGGCCGTTCTTGCGGGCATGTTGGGCAACCCCATGACCGACCCGGCCACTAAAGACCAGATCTATGCTGCTCTCACACTCGATAACACTTTGCTCAGAGGCCGGGGAAATGCAGGCCTTGGCCCCGGAAATGGGGCTTTGCACTAGGTGAAAGGGCGAGGAGGCCCAGGATGCAGATTTCCCGACGAGGGGCAATTAGTGGAATTGGACTGGTAGCCTTGGCTGCCCCGGCAATAATCCAATCCCCTGGGCTATTGATGCGTATCTGTGCTGTGATTTGGCCCGACCCTGTATTAATCCTGGCCAAAACCACAATGGTCTTGCCATTTGGAATCGATATTGGTGGGATTGGTATTGGAGATGACTGGAATTGGGAAGGTTACTGCAACGGGGAAGCGGTTTTGTCCAAAACCTGGCTTGGAGTCCCGGGGCAAACGCCAAAGCTCCCAAAGCAGTTTGCAAAGCACTGTAAGACAATTTACCAAACCGCTAGTCAATCAGTTGGTTATTCTCAACTGGTGCCAACCGCATAACCTGGGCGAGGAGGCCTAGTCCAAGATGCACATCAAGTTCTCATTGGCTGAACTACCGGACTGGCTACTCCGCTCTGGGACCTCGACCGAGGGCTCCGGGGGCGAGGGCAACCAGGGGGACGCAGGTGGCACCGCCGATCCTGCTGCCGGTGGAACGGCCGATGGGTCAGCGGGCGATGGGTCGGGCTCCTCCCAGACTGATTCGTCCGCTGGCGCCCCTGCGCCGGGTGGTGAAGGTGGTGAGGGCGAAGGCGAAGGTGGCGCTAAGCCAGACCCGGCTAAACCTGCTGCCGAGGCCAAGCCCGCAAAGCCCGACCACCGAGACCGGCGGATTGCCAAGCTCACTGCCCAGCTGAGGGAACTCCAGGGCCAGGCCAAGACCACACCTGGGGGGGCCGAGGCCCAGCCCGCAATGGTCCCAGCAAGTGAAGTCGAGTCCCTGGCCACGCAGAAGGCTCAGACCCTGGCCGCCCAGGCAGAGTTCAACCGCCAGTGTAATGAAGCTGCTGCCACCGGGAAGGCCACATTCGGCGAGGCGGAATTCTCCGCCCGGGTGCAGGAGTTGACCAAGCTGGTGGATGTGCAGGATACGGGATCAGTCCAGCAATACAATGCATTTCTGTCCGCGGCAATCCGCACAGGGGAAGGCCCCAGGCTGATTCACCAGCTCGGGGGCGACCTTGACGAAGCCGATCGCATTATGGCCCTCGACCCGGTGAACATGGGGATTGAGCTGACTAAGCTGGCCCTGGCGAAGGGCACCGGACCAGAGGCCACCAAGGCCCCGGACCCGCTCAAGCCCATCGGTGCCAGGGGCACGAGCCACGAGGCCATTTCTCCGGGCGATCCAGAACGGGCAGATCGGCTCTCCACCGCCGAGTGGATGCGTCGGCGCGAGGCCGAGGTGAACGCTAGGGCTGCTGCCTGATGGTCACCAACAATTTCGGGACGGAAATTGTCCAACAGGTTTGTAAAGAGGTCGCAGACCTTGCAGCCACAGACGAGATCGACGCAATTGCTGTTGTGATTGTCATGGCAGATGGGCATTTGCGAACGCTGAGTGCCTTTCGAGAAGGGAGTAAACTTCCCTTGCTGGCTGGAATGTCCATTGCCCAACAGGATTTTATTTCCGCCCACTGTCAGCCTGAACGTAACTAACAGCCTGCATCCTGTCTGATGCTGCTGGGCCTCTGGTCAGCCCTTAAATGACCTGCCGGGCTTCTGGTTGGCCTGCTACACAACCTGGTAGGACACTCGATCGGGCATAGTCCAGCCCAACAATCGGCGCTTAGGAGGGCGCCTTAACCCCAGGAGTCTGGACCATGGCCAACAGTTTGCTCACAATCAATATGATCACCCGGGAGGCGGTGCGCCTCTGGAAGAACAGCAATGCGTTCATCCAGAACGTGGACATGCAATACGATGATTCGTTCGCGGTCGTCGGGGCCAAGATCGGCAGCACACTCCGTATCCGGCTGCCCAATGATTTCACCGTCACCACCGGCCCGGCCTTGTCAGTGCAAGATACTGCCGAACAGTCCACCACGCTCGTTCTTGCCACTCAGAAGCATGTGGACGTTGCGTTCTCGACTGGTGATCGGACCCTCTCGCTGGATGATTATTCCCGCCGGGTGCTTGCCCCGATGGTTAACAACCTGGCCGGAGCAGTTGCCGTTGACATCATCGGCGGCGCCGACGGTGGCATCTGCAACATGGTCGCGAACCAGGATTCCGGGAACAACATCCTCAGCCCCCTTGCAAGCACCTACCTGAATGCCGGGGCGCAGCTGGCGCTGAACTCCGCCCCCATTGCAAACCGCAAGATCGTGAACAACCCGGTGACCGAGGCCAGGGTCGTGGCCAGCCTCGCGGGCCTGCTCAACCCCGCGCCGGCGATCAGTCGCCAGTACACCACCGGCAAGATGTATGACGCGCTGGGGTTCATCTGGATGATGGATCAGACGGTGAATACCCACACCAATGGGGCGCTCGCGCAGGCCAGCGCCACCGTCAATGGGGCAAACCAGACGGGCCTGAACCTGACGGTCAATGCCCTGTCCAACGCCCTTAACCAAGGGGACATCATCACAATTGCAGGGGTGAACCAAGTCAACCGCATCACCAAGCAAGACACCGGACAGCTCCGCCAGTTCGCAGTCACCGCCAATGTCGCCAGCGGTGCAACCAGCATTCCGATCTACCCGGCTATTGTGCCGCCAGTGGCGGGGCAGCCGGTACAGTATCAGACCGTGACCGCCAGTCCTGCAAACGGCGCGGCCGTGAACCCGGCACTCACACTCGCTGCCTCCACCAAATACCGCAAGAACTTTGCTTACGCCCCGGAGGCGGTGACACTCGCCACTGCCGACCTGGAAATGCCCCGGAACGTGCATGAGGCGGCTAGGGAGGCTTTTGACGGGATAAGCATGAGGATGGTCACGGACTATTTCATCGGTACTGACCAGCTTATCACTCGATTGGACGTGCTTTATGGCTTTCTCTGGATTCGACCCGAGTGGGCGGTGGTGGTGGCCGACCAGCTATAACCCGTCGCCCCACCGATGAACCTCACCCCCCTCCGCACCAGCCTAATCGTCCAGCACCATCACCAGCCCCAGGTCGTTCGGGTGATCGAACATTCCATCCGGGAGTTGGAGGAGGCGCTGGGCCGGCTAGCCGCGGTGGGGCATCTGTTTCACCTGGCCGAAGGCCCCCAACCGCCTGCTGATGAGTGGCCCCGCGTCATGTTCCATGTGGACTCCGCCCCGAATGGCCGGGTGGTGAACTCCGAGTGGGACTTCCGGGACCTGGGGGGCGAGGCCGAAGGCTGGCACACTACGCTGGCCGGGGCGCAGCACGCGGATGGGGTGAAGACCCAGTTCGCCGGGCGTGGTGGTGTAGGGGTGCGTTCGCTGCCAGTCCGGGTGAATGGTGGGGCTGCCGGGCGGGATTTGGCCGCTGAGGCCGAGGCCCGGCAACGGACAATCGAACAGTGGAAATTGCAAAGGAGTCAAAACAATGGACCTGAATGACCTGGATGCCAAGGTTGCCACCGAGGCTGGAGCGGATACCCAACGCGCGGCCCTGGGCCAGCTGCATCTGTCTGGCCTGCGAAGCGCAATTGCCGGGCTGGCAGCGCTGGGCCACCGAGTGGTGGTGGAGGTGGAGGGCCTGGGAGCGGCCCAGCCACCAGTGGTAAAATTTCCCCAGATGCTGCATAAGCCCGATGGCTCGGAACTGGTGGTGAACACCAGCGAAGAGCTGGCAACCGCCCTGGCTGATGGCTGGAGCGAGACCCCGGGGGATGGTGAACAGCCGGCTGCCCAGGCCGACACCCCGCTCCAGGCCCAGCCAGCCCCTCCACCCGTGTTCACGGCGGACTTGTCCAAGCTGCCGGAGGACCCAAGCAAGTTGGCAGCGAGCTGCGGCCAGGGACAGGTTGATGAATCTGGCCAAACCGGGGACGGAGATCCCCCGCTGCACCAGGCTACAACCAAGGAGTCCACCTGATGGCCCGCACCCGCAGATTCACCATCTACGACGTTCTGGACGAAAAAGGCTACTTTGACTCTAACCCTGCCAATCCCGGGAGTCGGGATAACGAAGGCGACAGCCTGTATTCCGGCCCGGTGGAGTTTCCGAAAATGCTCTACCATCCGGAGGGAGCAACTGTGGTGACCGTTCCGGCGGAGGTCATCGTCACGCCCCTGGGGCCAAAGTCCGTGGGCGAGCAGCGGGAGCTGGTGTCGCAAATTGCTCGGAACGCAAGCGAGGAGGCCAAGCTGGTGGCAGAGGGCTGGCATCGCCACCCCGCCGATGCGGTGCGGGCTGGTGGTGGCGTGGCTCCGCCGAAGGGGGCCTCCGACACCATCGCAGACCTCCAGGCCCAGATCGCCCGGTTGCAGCAGCAGGCGAATGACCAAGGGGCGGAGGAATTGGCCAAGCAACGCACAAGCGGGGCAATCGTCCGCACCCAGCGTGCGCCGCAGCCCCAGGCCCAGGTCGATGGAGACTAACCTGCGCAGCAGGCTGGTCGCCGGAGTATTGCTGGCGACCAGCCTGGCGACCAGCCTACCGGCCAAGGCCCAGCTAGCCTGCACGGTTAAGACCCAGACTCAGCTACTGGCCACATTCTCTGATCTTTCTGGCCCGGGGACTATAACTCCCAGGAGTATACGAGATTTTGTCTGCTCCACGGTGGCGTTAATTGCCGAACCAGGGCAAAGTTCCATCAATTTCTCTCCGCAACTGGTTGCCGCCAGCTTCGTGACCAACTCAGCCCAGGTTCTTAGTCAATGGAACAGCAGTGCAAGTGGAGGAACAACTGGAGCTGTTAGTTTCAATGGTAAATTTTACACCACTATCACCGGAGCACCAAATCAATACCTATGGAGCGTTTTGGGCGCGGTGAATTATCAGGGAACTGGTGGTACTGGCCAACACGTTGGGGTCTATGGGCAAGGAGTCCGGAGCACTTTCTCTGCTGGAGGGGCAAGCAATAATCCTCAAATTTGGGGAGCCGTAGCCGAAGCCCACGATTTTACAGGCCAGCCAACATCAGTCACGAATGCTATGCTTGGTATGGAGATTGATAACGTCGGCAATGCTGATGATGATGCCAGAATCCGTTCCGGATTGACCGTTGCGATAAATAAGGCAAACCCAGCTGGGGTTGATTTTGGCTCAGATGGTGGAATTACCATTGTAGCCAATGCGGGGGCTTATGTTTATAAACTTTTAGCTGCTGGAGGAAATTTTAAAGAAGCGGGGATTGATTTACGGAACGCTGGAAAATTAAGTGGCCACACTATTTGGCTCCGTGATGTTTCAGATATTTCCTGGAACAATTTGGCGACAGCAACAACAGGATGGTCGGTGGCCAATAGCAGGCTGGAAACATATGGTGCAACTTACTTTAACGACACCATGACCATTAACAACGGGATCAAGTTCGTAGGCATTGGCGGCCAGGTTACACATTCGGCAAATGTAGGGCTGGATACATTGCCGGCAAACCCTGCTGGTTTTTTCACTATTAATGTCCAGGGAGCGGATGTTAAATTTCCGTTTTACAACCCATGAAAATAGTGTTGGGATTGTTAGTTGGACTTGGAGTTGCTCTGGAATGCAAAGCAGAAACACCAATTTCAATTCCCTCGGAGGTTTATCAGGGTATAGTAGCCGCGCTTCGTGCTCATGTAGTTAAAGACTGTGGAATGGATTTGGATCTGTTGAGCAAATTGGTGGGAACGGCCCCGGGTCCTATCCAGGCCAATCCACCGGCGACTAATGACCAGGTGCCCAAATGAGCCAGCTCGATCCGACTGCCACCACTGTGGCCGACCTTTGCTCCGCGGCGCTGGTGGAGTGTGGGGCCTGGGGCGTTGGGCAGACCCCTTCGCAAAGCGATGTGAACGACGCGCAAGCCCGGTTGCAATGGATGCTCCAGCAATGGGAACGCCAGCGCTGGTTGGTGTATCACCTGGTGGATTATGCCAAAGTCAGCACCGGGGCGCTGGGTTACTCGATTGGCCCGGGTGGAGATTTCGACACCAACCCCAATCCGGGTGGGGGACCAACCACTCGCCCGGCGAAGATCGAGTCCTCGTTTCTGCGCCAATTGGAGTCCGGGGTCGGGCCGTTTGCCCCGCCCTTTGGCCCACCATTCGGAGGACCGACCGGGGGCATTGACTACCCCATGACCTTGCTGTTCTCCCGGGAGGATTACAATCGCATTGCGCTCAAGGGCCTCATGTCCTTCCCGGGGTTCTTGTTTTATGACTCCGCCTGGCCTCTCGGGTTTGTTTACCCCTGGCCGGTGCCCCAGCCTAGCATTTACGAACTCCATATCACCGTACGGGAGCAACTCCCCGCGGCATTCGCCAACTCATCCGTGGCATTCAACCTTCCATATGAATACTACTCCGCCATGCTGTATAACCTGGCTCTCCGCCTCCGGCCGAAATATGGCTTGAGCACCTGGCCCGGGGACCACCTTCCGGGGCTGGCCAAGGACTCCCTGGCGGTCATCCGGCCAAGCAATGCCCAGATCCAACGCTTGAACATGCCAGGGGATTTGGTCCGGCCTCAGCTCTACAATATCTTCAGCGACCGGATGTATTGATTCCCAATGATAATCGCAACAGGTGGTAGCAATTCCGCTACTACCTACCAAAAGGAGACCTGACCAATGGCAGCCCAGACCCCACAAGTGCAGTATTTCCAGCCCGGATTCCGGCTGATCGATGGGCAGGATCTCAATAATATTTTCAACGGCTCGCTGGCTGTTGTCAATATGACCATCACGACCTTGTTCACCACCACAATGACGCTGACCACTGCCAATTTGACCACCGGCAACATTACCACCGCCAATGTCGGCACGTTGAACCTGACCAATCCCCCGGCCATTAACGCGGCCGCAGCGGGGAATAACCCCGGCACAGACTACACCATCGCCGGCGGCGCGGCCACCGGCACCGGGAATAATTCCAGCGTAGTGTTAACCGCTGGAACCGGGGGCAGTGGTCTGGCCGGGGCAGTCATCCAGCGCTCACTCAATGTGGTTCACCAGGGTGCAGCTGCAGCCCTTACAACCAGCGCCCTGCTGACCACCGCGCAATTGCTGGGGGGCTTGCTTACTGGCCTGCAAGGTGGTGGGGCAAGTGCAGCGTATCAGCTCCCGGATGGTACAGTGATGGGGCCGTTGCTCCCGGCTGACTTCGCGGTGAATGATGCGTTTGATTTCTCGCTCATCAACATCAGCACAACGGCGGCAGAGTCCGCCAGCATCACCACCAACACCAACTGGACGCTGGTCGGCGACATGGATGTCGCCGCCAACAGCGCAGCAACCACCAAATCTGCCGGGAGGTTCCGAGTCCGGATGACCGCGGCCAACACCTTCACGCTCTATCGCCTGTCGTAGCCAGGAGAGCCGCAGGCCCAGGCTATGTCCCGCATCCCGCTGCTGGGTGGGGCCTATTCCACCCGAAGTCCGATTGCCAGCTCCCAGCGGTGCATTAATTATTTCCCCGAGCCCAACCCACCAAACGCCCCGGTGCCGGTTACGCACTACCAGCGTCCGGGGCTGCGTCCGTTGGTCCAGGGCTCTAACGCCCCGGTTCGGGGGTTGTATCGGGCGAGTAATGGCCAAGGATATTGTGTGATTGGCCAAAGTGTGGCTTCGATTGCCGCGGACTGGACGCTGACACTCCTTGGGACTATTGCCAATCGAAGTAATCCGGTGTCTTTTGCTGATAATGGTATCGATATTGTGCTGGTGGATGGCAGTACCAGTGGATATTCTATCCAGATGTCAAATAATGCGTTTGCTACCATTATCGACGGCACCGGGACGTTTGTTGGGGCTGACAAAGCCGATTACATCGATACGTTCCTGTTGTTTAATGTCCCGGGGACCCAGCAATTCATTTCCACCCATTCCAATTCCTTGACTTTCGACCCTCTCTATATTGCCGCCAAGACTGACTATCCAGACAGACTGGTAACTCTGGTGGTCAACCGGCATGAAATACTGCTCCTGGGCTCGCTCAAGACTGAGGAATGGTATGACGCGGGGCTACCGTTGTTTCCATTCGCGGAACTTCCAGGGGCCTATTACGAACACGGGACGTTGGCTCCATACTCTGTCGCCACCGCGGACATTTCTACGTTTTTCCTGGGAAATGATCTGCAAGGCCAGGGCAAGGTCTATCGCATCCGGGGGTATCAGTGCACGGAAATTAGTAATTACGCTCTGTCGGTAGCTATTCGCAAAATGCTGGCAAATGGCAACACCAATGATGCTATTGGCTACACATACCAGCAAGATGGTCATGTATTCTATGTGCTCAATTTTCCGACCGGGGACCAAACCTGGGTCTTCGACGACTCCCCGGGGTTGAAGCCCGAGGACGCGTGGCATCAACGCGGGTGGACTGACCCAGCCACCGGGGCGCTGCACCGAGAGCGGGCAAATTGTGCAGCCTTCATAAACGGGACCAATGTGGTTGGGGACTGGCAGAATGGTACGCTTTATGCCCTGGACCCAACTGTCTACACCGACACGGTGAACGGGACGCCCGGGCCGATTACCTGCATCCGGGGCTGGCCCCATGTGTTCTCCGGGGAGTTCGATCTCACCCCAACCGGGGGGCTCAAGGCCCCGGTGCAATCAGATGGCAAGCGAGTGCAGTATTCGGAATTTGAACTCGACATGGACACGGGTAATGCACCCAGCGCACAAACAGTAACACTCCGGTGGTCATTTGACCGGGGCCACACATTCGGCACCGATGTGTTGCAAAGCGCCGGGTCCCCCGGGCAGTTTGCAACCTATCCAACCTGGCAACCCATCGGCATTGGCAGGGATGTGGTGTTTGAAATCCAGCATACTATCCCCGGCCAAGCGGCCTTGAATGGCGCCTGGGTTAATGCCAAGGTGCTGAGGACTTAGCGCCAATGGCAGCTCCACCAACTAATCATCAGCAATTTCAACCTCTGCCGACACTAGGGGTCCCTCTGGTTGACCTGGGTGGTTACATTGCTCCTGGTTGGTATCGCTGGTTTGTTAGTGTGCAGAAATTGCTGGGGGGCGTTCAACCAGGGGGACAACCGGGACCGATCTCCGGCATTGGCCCGACGATCCAGACCATTGCCACCTCCGGGGCCGGGATTAGTGCAAGCACCATTGGGGCCAGCACTACCCTGACAGTTCAATGGAACAATGGACCAGTTGCGAATAATGTCCAGCTAACTGCTAAGATCAACCCCTTCACCTCCCTGCTGCCGGGTGCAGCCCCGGCCAGCGGAGGTGGAACGGCCAATTTCCTCCGAGCCGATGGGGCCTGGGATGTGCCGCCGGCCGCTGGGACTGCCGGCGGTGATCTCTCCGGGACCTATCCCAATCCCACAGTCGCCCAGATCAACGGAGTCGCACTTGGCTCCACCGCGGCCACCAGTGGACACCTGCTGATTGGCTCGGGCGCTGCCTGGGCCAGCCAAGCTGCAACTGGGGACTGGACTATTACCAGTGCCGGGGTGACCACTGTGGCCAAGGTCAACGGGGTGGCCTTCCCGGCGGCCCCGGGGAATAATACTGTCCCGGTGGTCACCGCCCCCGGGGTTGTCACATATCAGGCAGTTCCAGTGGCCGCCGGCGGAACCGGGGTGACCAGCCTGCCAACCAGCTCCCAATCCACCCCCGGGAATCCCAGCGGAACAGCCAGCACAATCGGGGTGATGATGGGGCTGGCTGGGGGGATAATCCCAGCGGTACGGACAAAGGCTCTGGTCATCATTTCCGGCACCATCTTCAATCCCACTGCAATCGCAGACGGCGGCAAGACTCAGATTCGCTATGGTACTGGAGCCGCTCCGGCCAACGGGGATGCGCTGACCGGAACCACTGCCGGAGGATTGGTGCAGTACGTGGCGGCGACCACAGCGGAGAAAACTCCATTTTCTGTCAACGCGGTGTTGAGCGGGCTGACCCCGGGGACCCCTTATTGGCTGGACTTGTCCCTGGCGGCAATTGTCGGGGGAACGGCGAGCATATCAGATGTCTCAATAAGCTCGGTGGAGGTTTCGTGACTGGGACTGGAGCTCCACCGTTTGTGATCCTGGCAATGCCCCGCAGCCGGAGTGCCTGGCTGGCTCGGTTGTTAACCATCCAGGGCTGGGTCTGTGGCCATGACCAGCTGCGGTATTGCCGGTCGTTGGAGGATGTAAGCACCTGGTTCTCGCAGCCTTGCATTGGGACTGTTGAAACCGCCGGGGCACCATGGTGGAGGTTGTTGCAGCCGCTGGCTCCCGGGGTGCAGGTTGCAACCCTGCACCGCCCGGTGGGGGAAGTGGTAGAGAGTTTTGCCCGCAAGGGCTGGCCGGTGGACCAGCTGGGACTGTTAACCACCACTATGCGGGGGCTGGAACGGAAGCTGGAGCAGATTGCAGCCCGGTTGCCAAATGTGCTGGTGGTTGAGAGCAAAGATCTAAGCAATCTGCCGACCTGCCAGACCATCACCCGGCATTGCATGGGGGTCAACCTGGAGCCGGAGTGGCACCGGGTCCTGACCGGAGTGAATGTCCAGATTGACCTGGAGGCCCTGTTCCGCTATTGTTATGCCTATGGCCCTCAATTGACCAAGTTGATTGCCCAGGCAAAACACCGGACCATCGCTGGGATGAGACCGGAGCGGGCTGCCGAGTTCGACGGAATGACCTTCCAGCAGGAATCCCTGGATGTCTTCCTCCGCGATGGAGTCCACCTGTTCCGGGAGCATTCCCAGCTGGTGGGAGAGTCCCCAGACAGCTACCTGGCCAAAAATATCCCATTGCACCAGAAGCTGGAAGCCATTGGCGCCCTGATGATAACCACCGCCCGGGCCAATGGCCGGATGTTTGGCTACCTGGGGACCGTGATTGGCCCCTCGTTTGAGGCAGAGAATGAACTTGCCGCCATTCATACGACATTTTTTGCCTCGCCGGTGGTTAAAAACCTGGGGATCAAACTCCAACGGGCGGCTTTGGCTGAGCTGGCAACCAGGGGGGTTGCTAAGGTCAACATGCGGGCAGGGGTACGGGGCTCGGGGCCAAGATTGGGGGCTATATACCGACGACTGGGAGCAGAACCAGATGGCCAGATGTATGGCTTGCGTTTGGCTGGGTAGGAGGTTGATATGGGGGTAGGAGCAGCGGGGGCTGGGGTCGCAGCTGGCGCTGCAGCTGCAGATGCAGCTGGCGCCGCAGCGGCTGTTGGTGGGGCGGCAGCTGCAGGGGGTGCAGCTGCCGGAGGGTTGTCCACCGCTGGCTTGGTCGCCGGAGGTCTTGGGGCTGCGGGCAGCATTGCCAGTGGCCTACTATCCAGTGGAGCGGCGACCAGTGCTGCGGGGATACAGGCTGGGGCTGCGCAAGCCAGTGCCGCACAAACCATGGCCATGTTCAATACCACCCAGGCAAATTTGGCCCCATTCATCAACCTGGGGAAAGGGGCGGCGAGCGAGTTGGGAAACTTCCTTGGCATACCAGCGGCGCCAGCTGCGACCAGTGCTGCTCCGGGAACGCCCGGGCCGATGGGGCCTGCGGGCGGAATGGTTTCCGGGGGGAATTTGCTCACCCCGGCAGTGGTTGGAATCCAAAGTGCAAATGGCAATCCACCAGGAGCTCCGGGATCGGCGTTCCAGACCGTGGGGGACCTGATCAACGCCGGGATTACCGATCTGGGCAACGGGACCAGCCTGGCGCAAAATTCCGACACCGGAGCCTGGATGGTCGTCGGGGCGAATGGGACTCCGACGCTGGATGGACTTTCGCTATCATCGCCGTTGTCGGCCATTGGCCCGGGGTTTGGTGGGAGTGGGGGTGCAGCGCCAGCTCCAGCGCCAGCTGCTGCTGCAGGGCCACCACCGCCGGGGTTCGGGGCCGGGGTCACGCCGTTCCCGATGCCGGGGACTGGTGGAACACCTCCCGTGCCAGGGGCACCAACCCCACCCCCAATCCCGGGCGCATTCGCCCCCACCATGGATCAGCTCTCCCAAACCCCTGGCTACCAGTTCACCCTCCAGCAAGGTGAGCAGGCGGTGCAAAATTCCGCAGCCGCGCTGGGCCTGGGGTCCAGTGGCCCGGCTTTGAAAGGCGCGGTGAATTATGCGGAAGGGCTGGCCGGGACCACCTACCAGCAGCAATTCAACAACTATTGGACCAATTACCAGAACCAGCTTAACAGCTACTGGACCAACTACCAGGGGAACTTTGCCGATTACTGGGCCAATTATCAGAACCAGTTCAATGCGTACAACACCAGCATCAATAATGTCTACAACCGGCTGGCTGGGGCAGTGCAGCAAGGCGGAGCCGCGGCTGCTGGTCAAGGCACACTCGGGCTCAACACCACCGGACAGGCTGGGCAGTTCACTACCAGCGCTGGGGCGGCCCAAGCTGCTGGGGTGGTCGGGAGCACAAATGCTCTAACCGCTGGGGTCGGCGGGGCTCCAGCTGCTGGGGTTTCCAATGCCCTGTTGACCCAGCTGCTTACCGGGGGGAATAATCCAGTGGCCAATCAACTGCTCGGTGGCATGGCGGCCACTGGGACTGGTTAACATGGAGGAGCATAGATGAGCGAAAGTGTGCCCCAGGCTGGGCAGGCAGCCATTGCAAATGATCTGACTAGAGTGGTCCAACCGGCGGTGCAACCAGCACAGGCTTCGGGACCAAGCCAACCCATGTTTCACGGGGACCTGGGAGATGCGCATATCCAGGCCATGGAACAATTCAAAGCGGTGAAGGTGGCGCTGGGTCGGACCCAGCGTGTAGCGGATGAGCTCCAATCGCTTGTGCATTTGGGGGACCTGGTCACTCCCGAGGACGTGGTTAAGGGGGCGGGGAATTTGGTGGCCCACGGCGAGGACCCATTGCAACTTGCCGGCTACCTGGCCGACATGCCACCCCAGCCGGGAGAGGCCCTTGCCGACTGGGTGGGGCAACATGCCCAGGCGATGATGGTAAATGAACAGAAGTTGTTGCAAGCCGCGAATGCTGCCAGGCATCAACTCGGGGTAAGCAGTCTGCATATGCTGGCAGCACATTCCATCCGACCGCAGGGCCAGGGACCGGCGCTCACTCCGGGGGCCACCGATAACGCCCTGGCTCCAGCCGACACCAGCAAAGGCGCGATGACATGAGCGGAACGCAGCCGGATATCAGCCTGCAAGTTGCCGGGGGCGGGGGAAGGGGGGCTCCGGCCTTGCCGGGAACTGGTGTACTCGGCCAAATCGGGTCGTTGGCCACGGTGCAAAACCAAATGAACACCCTGCGGCTGTTCCAGCAGGAGTTTGCGGCCAAAACCGCTGCCGGGCAGATCATTGCCGGGGCACCGGATTTGGAAACTGGTATCAAGGGCATCCTGGGCAATCCGCAGACCGCGGCCTTCGCACCGGGCATTGTGAATGAGCTGCGGCAAATGCAACTTACGATGACCCAGATCCAGGGAACCCAAGCCGGGCAGGCCCGGGATGCTTTCGGCGCGGTTATGAAGGCTGCCACCGGAGCAATTACCGACCCCACTCGCCTACCCGGGTTGATCCAGTCCCAGCTGCAACTGATGCCCCCGGAAATCCGGCAACGGGTGGCCCCGGCGGTGCAGACTTACACCCAATCCCTGCTCTCAGATTTGCCCCCAGACCCAGGGGCGGCCCGGACAGAATACCAGAAACGTTTGATCGGGACTCTTATGGGGGCCGGGGTCTCCAGCGACGCGGTGTCGCAGACCCTGGGCACGGCGACAACTCAGCAAATTGGCAATCGCCTCGTCAGCGGAGTGCAGCAACCAGCGACCAGTGGTGGGGGGTTCACTGGAGCGAGTAGCTTGCCGATTGGGTCCCCGGCTGGGTGGCAGAACGTCGGCGGGGTGCCAACACCAGCCCCGGGTGTGCCCGGGGACACTCCCGGCCCAGCGGCCACAGGAAATCAACTGGGGGGTGGATCACCCCCAGTGGCGAACGAACTCGCTGCCGATGGCAAGCCCTTGTTCAACCCCGGGGCGATGGTCTCACCGGCAGCGGGGCGTGGAGCCGGACTGGCTGGGATCAATGTCCTTTCCCCGGTGCAACAAGACCAGGCTAAAACACTCCAGACCGAATACTCAACCACAGGGCTTAAGAAATTTGAGTCTGCGCAAGAATCTCTGGCCTCTATGCAATACATGGATTCGGCATTTGATAACATGGTCAAGAATGGTGGATTTTTAATCCCAGGAACCGCAGCGAATTTTAGAACTGATCTGGCAAAGGGGGTTAATACAATTGCCCAGGTATTTGGCGCCGAGCCCCCGTTTGATCCGACCAAAATTACCTCGGCAGAGGACTTTAACAAGGAGACCAAACGCATGGGGCTGATGGTCACCAATCAGTTCCTTGGGGGCCAGCGTGAGGCTTCGCAGATCATCCAGGGCATCACCAGTTCCGTCCCGGCGATTGAGAACTCGTATATGGGAGGCAAGCTCATCCTGGGGGGCATCCAGGCCGCTGTGCAACGGGTGATTGATCAGAGGAAGTTCGAGAACGCCTGGCAGGCAGACCCTCGGAACCAGGGGTCACTGGTCGGGGCCGCAGAGGCTTTCAATGCTGCACATCCGGCTCGGGACTATGCCGACCAGGTGCTCGGGCGCTTCGGCATGAGCGAGAACGGGTTCCGGACTCCGGAGGCTGTGGGCGGGGCGGTTAAATCGGGGTTTCTGACTCCGGCGCAGGGAGCAGCCGCGCTGCACCAGCTATTCCCGGAGCGATTCCACCCACCGGGCGGCGCCCCGGCCACACCAGGACAATAGGCCATGGCCACGCAAGATCCCCTGGAGTTCCTGCAACAATTCCAGGGAGCGTCGGTGGCAGCCCCGGGGGCTCCGGGGCGCATTCCCCCGGAGCAATTCCTATCCGACTACACCCCGGAGACCAGCCCGGCACCAGCCCAACCGGCGACCAGCCTGGGGGCTGGGGTCCTCCGGACTCTGGGATTCATTGGCCGGAAATTTGCCGCCGGGGTGCTGGGCAGTGGCCAGAATATGGCGGTGGGTGAGGGGTTTACCCCATCAGATCAAACAGTCGATCCAACCACCGCGGTCTTCGGCACCTCCACGCCCAACCCACCCAACGCCCTCGCCCGCTATGGCGGAGCGATAGCCGAGGCCACTGGGGCCAACCCGTTGCTGGCTGGGGTGATGCCTCTGGCAACTGCCGGCGGAGCACTGGGAGGCGAAGCTGCCAATCAACTGTTCCCTGGGAGCAAAGCTGCGGAAATTGCTGGGGGTGCGATCGGGGGACTGGGTGCGGGGGGAGTGGGGGCACTGGCCCGGAGCCTGATGGGGGCGCGGAGCTTAGCAACCATTGCCAAATCCCTGGGCCAGTCCGAGACCCAACAGCAAGCGGGAGCTGCTCTCCAAGGCCACGCCAGCACCTGGCTCTCCACCACCTTGCCCGCGGCTGAGGCTGAGGTCTGGAAACCAGTGGATGCGGCCATGCACACGGCGGATTTGCCCCAGGGGCCTAACACCCCAATCACCAGTTATGTTAAAACCCTGGACGATATCACCACCGGGGGTGGGGTGTTGTCTGGTCAGTTGCAGAAAATGCGTCCAACGCTACCGGATCAACTCAAAGGTCAGTTGGACAAATCCCTAGTCGGAATGGGCATAAGTCCCAGCTGGGACGACGTCCGGGAGCTGAGGAGTGCGATTGGCCAGGGAATGGTGGACTCCAAGTCCCCGTTGCAGTCCATCGGACAGAAGAACCTCGACCGCCTGTACGCGGCGGTTACACAGGATCTGAATAAGACCGCAGATCAGGCTGGAGCGGGAGACCTATTCTCCACTGCTAACTCCGAGTCCAGCCGGCTGCGGGGTCTTGCGGAGGACAATATTGGCCCCCTGGTGGCTCCGGGGGTGACGCCGGAGAAGGCCATGGATGTGGCCATGGGCCAGGCGAAGAAAGGCGGGACAAATTTGGCTACGCTCCGGGCTGTCCTTCCGGACGAGGCCACCAATGAGCTTGCTGCCGCTCATTTGCTGCAAACTCCGAAAGGCTGGGCCAAGCTCGCGCCGGAGGCGAAGGCCGCGCTGGTCCCCGATCCGACCACTCGCAGCCGCATTGACTCCGCGGTGCAGGCCCTGGCCAATCACCCGGCCCCTGGGAGCGACAAACTCACAGTCCAGGCCATTCTGGGCGAGGGCCTTGGCCAGGCCATTGCACCCATGTTGCACCTGGATCCTGGGCTGATGGCGATTTCTGGGGCTGTGGTTCCGCCGGTGTTGGCCGGAGCCCGGACTGTGGCCCGGAACCCAAGCGCACTGCGCTTTCCCGCTGCCGGGGCGTTGGCCGGGAATGATCTGTCGCCTTAGCGCCTGGGGTAAAACCCACCCCCAGGGCGGCTAGATGTGCGGCCGCCAGCCCACTCGATTAGGACCAGGACCAGGAAAATGATGGCGATGCCGGCGAGGATGTGCATGGGAAAGGCTCGCTTTTTAAGGGTTAAGGATGCGTTGCGTTACGGGTCGGCGTTGTGGTTCATTTGGGGTCGGGATCGGGGAAATCAAGGGCATGGAATGGCCGTGCCATGCCCTTTTAGGGCCTAAGTCCGGGGCATAACCCGGGGGGTCCATCCACCCCCACCTTAGCCCTCCGACCACCCCAGGCTCGCACCATCTTTGACCGTCAAATTTCCCATCAGCCCATCCAGCCTTGCGGATTTTCCATACTTGGTCGTTGGATTGGCTCGGGCAGGGTGCCGAGCCCAGCTCGCTCAACCTGCACCGGGGGCTTGGCGTAGGCCACGAACTCGCAAGCCAGTTCCACCGCTTGCTGGGCACTCCGCCCGCAGGCCATAGCCCCCAGCATAAACTCCTGGCCATATCCAATAGCCAGGTAGGGTTCGTACTTGCACTGGGTGGAATTCCCGTGGAGGTCGTAGAGCCAGGCCATCCCCTTGCTGTCGATCACCAAACCCGTGAAGCCATCATCCGGCTCATGGGGTGGGGGTTGAAATCGCCCCTGGCAGCCATCCCAGCACCAGCGTTTGAACTCCTCAACAATGAAACTAGGGCCAGTCCCAGTGGCCAGCTCGCCGTTCGGGGATCGCTGGATTTTGTTAACCCGGGAGATAAGCACCGAGTCCACCCAACAACCCGAGTCCGCGGCCAGGATGCCAGAGCGATAGGCAATGGAGGTCATGGAGGCCATCCATATTGCCCGTTTATTTTCCGCTCTAATTGTCCAATTCGATCTCGTAGATTGTGAATATCTTTGTATGTCCAGTATATATGCCAGACAAGGAAAATTACTACTGCGCTAACTGCTAGAATCCAGTGTTCTGTGATTAACATTACCGTTCACTCCACTTCAAATTCAGTCCGAGCTCCAGGCCGGAAGGTCTCCGTCCCGGCAAAGCGGACGATCATCCCGCTCCGCTCGGCGGCTTGCAGGATCTTCTGGATCTTATCACTCGGCACTCGTTGGCGGAGAAATGCCCAGAATTTGTCCGGGGATATTGGCTCTTGCGAATGCACCCGCCAGAGCTTGCTGGCAAAAAAATGCAGCTCCTCCATGACCTGATGATCGCTCCGGCCGACCATGGCCCGGAAGATATCCGGCATGAGTTGCTCCACCTCTACCAGCCACTCAATCGCTCGGTCTACGTCTTGGAGGGCAATGGCCGAGCGCCCACCTCGGCTAATCGCTGACACCATCGCGAGTTTCAAAACATGCAATCTACGCCGGCGGTTGTAGTGCTCGAGTTTTGAGTGCATTGGTACCGGGGGACACCCGGCCATGACCCAGGTGGTCCAGCGTTCTTGTGCGTTGGGTTCCCAGCCGAGCTCTCCGTAAAGTTGCGAGAGCTCCCCCAGCTGCTGGGTCACCGCGTCGTGGTCTAGGTGTTGGCCCCGATCCACCGCAAATGGATCGCGGACAGACTCCTCACTGGAATACACCATGATAATCCGAGCGGTGAGCCCCGTGCTCCAAGCGACCTCGGGGAAGATCTCACTCAACCACCCGGGCTGCACGCCGGCCAGGATATTGAGCTGGGGCAGGTCTATGACCACCTCTCGGGCCGGGCCATGGCGGCGTTCTTCGGAATGCACTGGTGGATTATTGTAAATCTTATTCAACGTCCCGATGAACTCGTTATCATACGCCGGCAAGAACACCCCGAACTCCTCCGCCGCCACCAGCAACGAGTGGTACTCCACCGGGGGGCCTTTGGCAGCCAGCCTGGTGGTTTTGGACTTAGCCAGCTTATCCACCAGCGAAGCTTTTGTCATACTGGTCGGGGCAACATGAAACGCCGGGGCTCGGGTCCCGGGCTCGAACGTACTCGCCCAGAGCTCATTCACGTCCTCGATTATGTATTTCCCGACACCGGGGGGCGCCACCAGCATGGTGTAGAGATTCGGGTAGGCCAATCTCGGGCGACCACTCCGCCATCCGACCTGGGTCCAGATCCGGCGTTCGAGTGCCCCGGCAACCAGCCCAATGGCCGACCAGAGTCGGAATAGGGCTGGAGTATCGTCCGAGGAGGTCATGGCCATGAAATCATCGATGAAATCCTGGTGGCCAACCGTGCCGTTTCCCCTGGGCACATTATTGCCCGATTCTCACAACGTCCACTCAATCACCGGAGGCCCAGCACAACGCCCAACTCGGGTGTTTCGGCCGTATTCACTGTGTCGCTCGGCCATTTTATTGGACTCTTTCAAGGCGCATAACCAAGGCTCGGAGCCTCCCCCGGCGACCACGCGACCAGGCCGCCCGGCACATCCGGCATTGGACAGAGACTTTCAACGTGGCCTGGGGGCGCTGCGCGGTTGGCTTGGTGGGTTGCAGGATCAGGCGCTGGTGGTGCAAAGCATGCTTTGCACAACGTTGGCTGCGGCTACCCGGCTCAATATTTCTTCCCACCAGATTGCTCCCGAGCCTCCGGCTTGTGGTCCGGGCGCTGTTGGTTGAACACCATTTTGGCAGCAAAGGCTTCGCCCAGGCGAAGCCCCATGGCCCCGGCGGTGTCGAAGATCCGAATAAGTGTATCCGCGAATTCCTCCTCCACCATGGAAAACCCCGGGATGTGATCGCTTGCCAGGCCTTTCCGATCTCCCTCCAGAGCCTCGGATAACTCCGAGTGCATCAGGGCAATGCGTTCGCCGAAATTGAGCACCGCGGCGGTGCCATCTGGGGCAGTCCACCAGCCCAAGGCCGCGGCGACTGCGTGGCATTGCTGGCAGAGGTCGTCAATCCGGAAGCTGGCCCCGGCGGCGTTGTGGATATAGGCCAGGGAACGGAGGTAGGACTGGGCGGTTGTCCGGGTCAACCGGGTGGTGATGTTGGTCATTTGTGGTCGCGCCTCCCCATGTAGCCAACGCTGTTTCTCCAGGCGATAGCCTGTGAACGCCAGAACATAGCTCCGACCCCAATACCCAGGGCATAAGCCATCATAACAAGTATGACCTCAGCCATTGCCAGCCTCCAGGTTGCTGATTTCCCGGTCCAAATACCACCGGGCTTTTTGCAGGTCTTCCAGCCTCGTGGCCCCGGGCTTGCGACCAGCCCGGGCGATGTATTTCACCGCATTGCCCAGGGCAAAACCCAGTTCCCAGGCCTCGATCACCTTGATAGCCTCGTATGGGGAGCCCGCGCCGTGGTAGTGGGCAGGGTGGTGGATTGAGCTGGGGGCAGGCATTGTTTGACCTGCTGTTGTATTCCGGTTCGCTGTCCGTCGATTTGTTTTCATGGTGATTAACCCTCCATTATTCGTTGCAGGCCGTTGGCCCGGGCGCGGCGATCCGCCCCAGGGGACCATTTAACCAGGCCGTCTGGGTTAAACCTATTCCCCGGGCCAATCGCCTTCCGCGGGTCGTGCATGTTCCCCCAGTTGTAGCCAACCTTGGCCTCTCCGGGAACGGCATACCTCCGGCCATTTGGCCCATAGAGCGGGATGTCGGCGATAAGTTGCAGGGCTTCTGCCACCGCATCATCGAACCCCGGGCCTTCCCGGACCTGGAACGTGACCGAGTCATAGGTTTGGGCCAGGAGCTGCGCGTGGGGCATGTGTTTCCAGACTCGCCACAGGCCCAGGTTCATGCGGTCGGCGGTGGTGGATTGGGGCAGGAACGCGATGGCCTCGCGCAGCGTTGTGTCATCTCCGGGGCGGCCGAAGAAATGCCTCCGGCGGCCAAATGGGGTGGTCAGTTGGTGGGTGGTTTGCAACTCGGTGGCCACCCATTGCCAGTATTCCGCAATAGCCGGATACGCGGGCTCGATGGCTGCCTGCCCGGGCCGGGCCAAACGCCCGCGGATATACCGGGCCTGGAACTCCTCCATCATGGCGATTGGGACTTTCAGGTGCCGGGATGCGGTCCAGGCGGTGCCGTAGTAATTACTGAGATGCGAGCCTCTTTTAGCCATGTCGCGGTATGAGAATTCTCGATAGAAGTTTCTGTCAGCAATTGCCCGGTCTTTCTTATTATCTCCAGTCCAATTGAGCTCAGGCCAAATTCTTCTGGCGTTGTTTGTATGTAGATCTCCACTTTCACAAGCGTCCAGGAACTCCCAGTTGTTGAACAGGCAGCCACAGAAAAATCCCACATCCCGGGCTTCGACCTGTTCCAGGTCTATGACAACGAGCTTCCACCCAGGATCAGCCACGAAGACGTAGCGGAGTCCAGGAGCGATATTTTGAGCATTCCCTCCGGTCCCAAACGCATTTTCGCTACTGCTTGGTCGTCCAGTTTCAGTTCCAGCAATGTTATAGCTGGTTCGGAATCTTCCGTCAGCGTCAATGTCAGTGTCGAAAACTTGGAGCTGTTTGGCGAGGTCACGGATGCTGAGAATGCAGGCGATGATAGGTCGGGCATGCAGGTAGACCTCCAGCTTTTCCAAAGCCTCTCGGTTGGTCGAAAGCTTCCGCTCGCCTTTCTGCGACAACCAGACCTCCGGCAAGCCCATGGCTCGGTAGAAGAACTGCGTGAGCTGCTTTGGCGAGCGGGGGTTGAGCGGTTGGTGCCAGACCGCGGTGGCCATTTGGTTGAGCGTGCGTTCGAGCCTTTCGATCCTGCTCCGGAGCTCGCTCGCTGCGCGGGACCGGGCGATTTGATCCACCCGGAAACCCCGGAGCATGATCTCCAGGTATGGACCCTGGAGCGCTCGCTCGAAATTGTAAATCTCCGGAGTCTCGTTGAACAGGCGACCGAGCTCCTCCCGGACCTCGATTGTGACTCCACAATCCAGGCCACAATACACCTGCAACCCGGTGTTGGGGGCGAGGCGAGTGGATTGGGTGATCTCGGAGGTTTGAATTATGGGCATTGGGGCTGTGCCATTACCAGACCAGTGGCCCGGGCTTATACGGCGGGATGTGGGCCAGCCCGGCCTCGTGCTCCTTCCGCTCCAGCACTGCTGCCGCAACCTCCCGGGCCAGTTGCTCACTCACCATCCGATGCATTTCGTGCAAGAACTCCGGGCGATACCCCATGTCCTCTCGATGTTTGGACCAGTAATATTGCACTTGGTTAACCGTGCAGCCTAGCCAGTCGGCTACTTTCTTATGCTCCCACCCGGCGGTCTTACATTTGACCACCTCCAAGATGTCATCATCGCTAAGCCCTGGCGCCCGGGGCATCTCAGCCCCCTCCCCGATGCTGCGCCACCAGCTTGGCCAACTCGGCAGTCGAGTCGGTAACCAGCCCATGCTTTTGATCATTCACCACTTTCTCCGCCAGGTCGAGCAGGCGCTTGGCGTCCTCCTGCAACCGACGCTCCCACTCTGTTAGAACCTGGAAGGGCTCCATCCGGAGTGCGGCCTGTAGTTGGGCCAGTTTCAATTGCAGCTGCCCCGTTGGGCCTTCTGGGTGGAGCATCAGCTGAGCCCAGCGTTCCAGGGCCTCCCCGAGCAAGGTTGTGGCCAGGGCGCGATATCGACCAGCAGGGAATTGATCTTGCTGAATGGCAAATAAAGACACCATTTGATTAACTGGAATCGGATGACTGCTGAAACTACCATCCTCAAACTCAACCATACATCCGTCAGGCAAATGATCAATTGCTCGAACTGTTTGAGCAAGAAGCCTGTGTGTTGGTGGAAGTTTGGTGTTATCCTCGTTGTCTGGGATCATCTCACTCGTCCCTTTTCTCAGTGTCAGCACGAGGCCGGCGCATCAGCTTCCAGCTGGCTTCGTCGGTGTAGATGGAGCCCAGGAACCCCAGGCCCTTACGCATTTCCGGGAACAGGCTGTGGTGTAACAGCATGGTGTCCTCCAGGCAATTCCTCACCACCAGGCCCATCTTGAACAGGTATTGGAGGTCATACAGACCGTTCTGGGCCACCTTCGTAATTCCACTCCCAAGCAACCTGCCAACCACAGACCAAGCACTCAACTCCTCCGCCGGGGTGGACCAGTAGCTGCCATTGCGTTGGGTCAAATCCACAAATGGCACCACGGCAGCTTCTGTGCGACTGCGGGCGAACCCAATGCACTTGATCTGCTGTTGCCCGGTCTCGATGTCGAAGGCCAGCAGGGCTGGGGGGTTTGCAAGAGTCTGACCAGCCCATTGTTCGATCTCCGCAAGTGTGGGGTCAACGAGGACCGAGCGGGCTGGGCGACGGAGCTCCAAGAACGCGCTCTCCCTCCAAGCCTTCATCAAATCCGCCACCACGATCGGGCGCCAGGACCACTGACGGAGCACTCCTGCGGGGTGGTAAGTGGGCAGGACCTTTATAGGTCCGAGATCACGAGAATTGAATTCTGTATTTTTGATAAGGCTTTGTGCAGTTGCTCCGCGGATAGACCCAATGTTGGTAGCTTGCAAAACTGCCCAACAGGCTGTATTCCCCGCAGCGACAATAAGGTTTGGTCTGGATGTGCTAATTTCATTAAACAGGCGATTAAGCTCGAGCAGGTACTCAGGTCGCAGGTACTGGCCTCGGGCGAGGAACGGCATGGGGTAGTCATTGGGGACCTCCTTCTTGGCCACGCAAAGATTATCCAACCTGTTGCCGGGTGGCCGGAGGTTGAGCACATTGGTGAACGCAATGCCGGTGGCCTCCAGCCAAGGTGCCCGGCGACCGATCCAGGCATTTCCATAGCGAAACATGGCCTCGGCCTCTCGCCATAGTTCTGGTGCTACCTGCGGTATGGCCTCGCCGAGCATGCGCCAAAGTTCCTGCCCGCTGGTCCCCACGAACGGTTGCCGGCACATGGCCTCTTGTTCCCCAAATGCTTCTCCAATAATAAGCATTTTTGGATTATGTGGCCCTGCCCAAGCAGAAAATGGTGGCAAAGGCTGGTGGTCAGCCATTGCGAATTTCGGCGGATATGATGATGCCAAGGGCGTCTGCAATTATCCGGGTTATTAGCAGAATAAAAACAAATGCTCCCATTCGCCAGGTGGCTGGAATATCCAGAAAATAAGCAGCGGATATGATGATGCCAAGGGCGATTGACTCTATAATAAATGTTCTCATTGTGCTGTCGCTCCAACAACTCCGCGGAGTGCCCGGGCCTGTCGCAAGGCCATCCGGGCCATCCCCACAGTCTGCTCGTCGATGTCCATGGCAAGCGCGCTTCGCGCTCCCAGCGATTCCGCGGCTCGGATGCTGCTGGCACTCCCACAGGTCGGATCAAGCACACTGGTCTGCTCATCCACGATCATGGTCATGAAGTGCCTCAGCATGGGCTCAGGCTTGGTGCTGACGTGGAATTTATGGTCCGTCGGGGCGCTGTAGGCATCCCCCACCACCCGGACAATTTGCCGCTGCCCCCGGGTGATGAACAGGCAGGTTTCGTAGACATGCCGGGGGCCTTGGCGGACATCGCTTGCAATGCCGGCGTTGTCGGACTTGACCCAGACCAGGGGGTGTTTGTGGACTGCAAGCGAGGGGGCCAGCCGCCGAAACATCTCCCGGGTTTCATCCCGATATTGCTCGGAATACCAGAACATCATATGCCCACTCACGGACATTAACCTGTCCAGGTTGGTCAACAAGCACTCCAACAACCGGAAATACACATCCTGACCGTCGTCGTATGCCTGGTGGCGACCGGCGCCAGCCTGAGGCCCCGCAAACACCTTGATCCCAAATGGAAAATCACAGTGAATGAAGTTGAATTTCCTACCGGAATACGAAGGCGCCCAATGCAAAAACGACTCCTGCAAGATGGTTTTCGCCGGGTCGAGCACCAGACGCGGGGGCAACGCTCCGTTGCCATTCCCGGGGAGTAGCCTGGGCGGGGGCTCGGTGGGGTTGAGGGGGTCTGGTTGTGTGACGGCGACGGGGCCGGGGGCCAAGTCCGGAGTTTCCAGAATCTCTGCCAGGGCATCCCCCGCGGCCCGAGCGTCCCGCCGGGAGAGGATATTGTATGCCTCCCGGACTGTTCCGGCGCCAATAATGCGCTCCTCGGTGATATGGCGCGCCACGGTCAGGTAGATGGACAGGGTCCCAGGTTGCAGGGCACAGGCTTCGGCGGTTTCTTCCTGGGTCCACTCAGGATCCAGGGCTTGATAGAGCCGGTGAATGCGCTCTGTCCCCCGCACGATGTCTGGCCAGTCCAGATCCTGGCGTTTGATGTTTTCTTCCAGCTCGATGATCTGGCGCTCGATGTCGGAAAGATCCTCGGCAAAGCGGACTGGGATGTCTGGCAGCCCCAGCTCAACCGAGCAGGTATATCTCCGCTCGCCCACGATCAGGCGATGCCTGCCGACCCCGGGGCCATCCTGCTCCACCACCCTCTGCACTATCACCGGGTGCAGAACCCCATTCTTTCTCACCGAATCCACCAGTTTGCTCGTGTCGATTTTCGTCCGCTGGCGATCGTCCCGGTGGACCCAGATGGTGGCCAAAGGCAACCTTTGGTAATGATCGGTTATTGGCATTGGGGCTGGGCTCCGGGTCAGTTGCTAATGGCAACGATTTTACAATTCAAGATCCAATTCCTACTGCTCTTACTCGTTCCTTCCAAACCAAGTCCAGTCACTCGCACTCGATCCCCTGGGTTAATTCCAGTGCCGTCTCCAATATCCCACACCGGACGCAGACAGTGCAGGCCAGAGGTAAATCCAACAGTTATAATCCCGTAACTACTAAGGCGGATGTAATCTACCTGGGTAGTGTAATCTATCCGAGCATTAGCCCCTGGAGGAATTTGCTCTACTGAACTGACAACATAAATCGGTGGGGGTGGCAGTCTGGGAGTGATAATGTTTACCACCCCAGCTGTTACCACAGCCGCAGCCAATGCAACAGCAACGAAGGTTAGTCCATCTCGGCGGGTCATTGTAAAATGCTCCGGGGGAAAGCCGGTTATACGATACCGGCAAACGCCAGGGCCGGCGTCCGGGGAAGACCCGCCCTGGTAGCCCGAGCGCACCAACGGGCTATGTGGTTGGTGGTGTAGAAGGGCCGAAGGCCCGGGGCCTAACCCGAGCCCAGCATCTTCCCGATCTGGTTCCCGATCTCCGAGGTCCGTTGGTTCATGTACTGCTGCATTTCCACCAGCACTTGCCGCCCGACCAATTCCGGAATGACCTCCTCATAGGGCCGTCCCGCGGGCTCGATCCCACAGGAGCGAATAGTCTCATCCAGGAAAAACAACCCGGTGTCATTCTCGGACTCATCCTTCGGCATGACGTAGAAGTCCTTCCGCATCTGGCGGCCTTCGACCTTCGCGCCCTCGGGACGATCGCCGACCTCCATGGCTTCTGGCCATCCGGTGAGCTTCACGAACAGGCGGACGATGACCTTGCGGCTGTTGTCCGCCGGGGCCTCACGGAACTCGAACTGGGAAACCACCGCGGGGTAGTCGGCGGGTGGGAGCGGGGGTGGGAGTTTGGCCTCCCCAGCGGGTTTGCGAAGCAATTGACTGAAGTCAGGCATTGGCTGGTGTTCCTTGTTGCTGCGACGATGCCGGGCCGATCCCAGCACGGTGGTTGGCCCCCCGGGATTAACGAGCGACGGGGCCGAAGGCTCGACTCCAGGTTGGGCCTGGAATTGGGTGGTTGGGTGTGGGGCTATCCCCGGCGGAGGTCTGCAAAATATTGGGCCAGCCCGGTTTCCAGCGGATATTCCGGCTTGACCTTCAACGGGGCCGGGGTTTTGAGCTCCAGTGTCGCCGTGCTAACCGTCCGGATTTTGTGTTTTTCGTTGGCCCCGATTCCGCTGGTCTGGGCCAGCAGCACGGAGTTGACATACCGACCGATGATGGGGCTGATGGCCTTCCCGACGGTCTCCGGGAGGCCGCGTTGGGGGCCGTTGTCCTCCCCAAAGAGCTTGATGTGGCAATTGAATATGACGTTGCAATTAATGCCCGTGTCATACAACATCTGGATTAACGACTCAATGCTCCGCTGGGCGTTCCCATAGTCCGATTGGTGGGGCTGCTGGCCGAGGCGAGCGTTCATTCCCAGCTGGAAATTAAACGCCGCCTTGCTCAAGAAAGTCATGGAGTCAATCACCAGGACCTCCTGCGGAGTCCATTTGCTTACCGGGCCGAAGTCATCGGTGGGGGTTTTCCAGTTCTCCAGCAATTTGATGGCCCGCTGCCAGACCGTGGCCTGCCGGGGGACCAGCGTCCCACCCCGGTTGGTCATGGGGTCGGTGAGGGTTTCATACCGCACCCGCTTGATTACACTACCAGCCTGCTCGGCGGTCCATAGGCCCGAGGGCTCGGCCTTCCGGTAAATGCTCTCCGGGTCTTTCAAATACCCGTTCAGGATTTCCACCCCGTTGTCCAGGTCCATTATTCGGATATTGTACCCCGCAGCGGCCAGGGACATAATCGCACCCGTTTTGCCGGAGCCGGAGTCCCCGAGCAGAAACATCTTGGTAACCTGGTTAGTTTCAAAGTCCTCAAACCCGGCCACTATACATCTCCCCAAATAGCATCCCAGCGGGGTTGTTCTTTCAATCTTCCAATTCTAAGACTACGATCAAAACGGTGTATTGGGATTCTATCTACTGTGGCCAATTCTCCATTTATGTCAAATATAACACAAGGGCAGGTATGTGTTCCAACGCCAATAACTGCTAATATTCTTCCTCGATTATCACGAAATAAATCTCCAGCTTCTAATGCTCGTTCTTCTGAAATTCCGAGTGGAATTTCGTCTGTATTAAGATTTACAAAAGAAATCAGCGGTCGTCTCCAGGCATCTTTCTGAGCAAAACTTGACATTTATGTAATCTCCGATGGAGTATGGGATCTCCACAGTGTTGTCATTCCGGTGTTGGGATCGTGGCTGCCAATCCTCCAGCTCCCGTCGCTGGTGTGATGGAACTGGTGCAAGCGGGCGGTTGGAACGGTGATGAAAGTATGGGCCAGGACCAACGGTGGCGCTGCCAATACCAGTGGCCGGATGGGCATTAGCAGGCCCGAGGTCCGGATAATTGCCGGTGCCGCGAGCACAGCGCCCAGGCCACCCAGGAACCACCTGTGAGTGGGCAGGGCCATCAGCCTGGTTCCTTCCCCGCTGTTGTGCTATCTTGCCAGAAATTCCACCTTTTCACCACCTCTTCGGCCAGGGCCAAGGGCAACTGGTATGGGAATGAGAAAGCTCCAAGGGGCACAGCCGGGCGAGCATGGGCATTTGGCTCTGGATATGGCTCAATTGGTTTGTCCTCAGCCAGGAATACCCCATCGCTTCGCATGGGATTGGGGAAGATAGCTAGGCGGAAATTAAATTCAGGCTGTGGCATGGCTAAACATCTCCACGCAGGATAAGTGGATCCCACACCCGCCTTACATAATCTGCCTGCAACCACTGCTCACGCGCCGCCGGCGGCCGGCTGCAAACCGGCCGGAACTGGCAGCCTCCATAGTGGTGGCAGGCTTTGTCATTCTGGGGCCAATGACCAGTCTGGGCTGCGGTGTCCATGGTCCGCAGCCAACTCCCCGTGTCCACCAGCCACTCGTCCAACTGAGCCTGGGTCCGCTGCACCAGCCCGCGCTCGAACCGAGAGAACGAGACCGCCACCTGACACGCATCCACCACCACCCCCGACACCGGCACCCCGAACGCAACCTGCCCGGCCAGATTATACATGGAGAACTGGTTGTCCGGAGCGTACTGGTGGAAGAAGCTCGCGCTGATGGTGGATTTGGTGGACTTGATGTCGTTCACAAACCGCTCGCCATTGAGCTCCACCAGGCGATCCAGATGCCCACACAGGGTAAACGCCTCCCCGGTGCTGGCGACCATGCCGGAGTCAAAGCGGAACGATAACTCCACCGCTGGGTGGCCATTAGCCAGCACGATGGTGGCGAGGGGATCATCCGGGCCGTGCTCGTCCAGGAGCCAGACCAGTGTCCGGACGAGCGTTAGGCGGTTCTTATTCGCATCTCCGCTGGACCACGGCCGGGCCAACTCGGCATTCCAGGTCCGGCGGAGGGTCTCCCGAAGGGCTTTGCGCAGGGCCTCCTCGTGGCCCAGCCCAGTGCACCTGGCTTTCTCATAATCCTCCCGGCCCTGGTGCAGCAGGATGCCAAATACCAGGTGCACTGATGTCGCCCGGGGCTGCCAGCCAAGGACGATCGAGTAATAGTATTTCCGGGGACAGGTTTTGAACTCCCCGAGCGAGGTGGAGTCCACTGCCAGTTGAAGCCCCGGGAGCACCCGAGAGAATGAGGAATTGGAACTAGTGTCAACAGTCATCAGGACCACCATCATCTGGAATTTCCACTATCAAAGCACAAACATCACAATATGCCCCTGAAGTCATAATACCAACGTCTGGCTCAGCTTCTTCTACCTCCAGCTCCGCGTCACATTTTGGGCAATGAATTTTTCTCATTGCTAAAGCCCCAGGTCCCCGGCGGAGGCCGCCGTGGTGCTGGATTTGGGGGCCTTGGTGCCCGGGGCCTTGGTCGCCCCTTGGGCTTCCGCCGCCGCCCATCGCTCGCGTTGCAGCCGCAACGCAATGACCACCTTCTCCAGGTCCTGTTCCGTGTAGCCCTCTGGGTCCCGGCTGAACAGTTCCGCCAGGGAGTCCCCATTGGCCTCGGCCAGGGCGTTGGATTGGGGTATTGTTGGGGTGGTCATTCCACTGGTTCCTTTATTTTTCCAAGCCTGGTTATGAACTCTTGCCCGTTGGGAAGGCTGTCCAAATGCACCCAGCAGAATTGATCACTCAACTGATGACAGACAAAATTGGAACAGCCAGCCTTATGGCACCGTGCCCATTCCCAGTCTGGTATTTCATCACAGCTGAATACCTGCGAACCCCTTGGTCCAACAACGCCCCATACAATCATTGCTGGTCTCCATTTGGAGGCAATGGCGGCTGCGCCGCCCCGTCGCGCAAAAGGGCCTCTCGCTGGCGATGCTGGTTGCACCACCGATGGATGATCGCTCGGATGGCTGGGCTGATCCCAACTTCTGGCCGAAGGCCAGATGGCCCGAATAGCCCCGCGATGTAGGCCCAATCGGCATCTTCCACCAAGATATGGTGGGGGGATTGGGGGCGGACAGCGCGGCGGGTCATTCGCCCCTGGCCTTTGGTCCTTTTAGGACCTGGAAAGACTTTGGGAGCTTTATCTTCAACGGAACATCTTGTTCACCAGATAAAAATCCCATGTCTGTTATCTGTTCCATAATGCTCTCTGCATATCCCTCAGTTGCAGCCCTGAATAACTGCTGCATCTGGTACTCGGACTCAGTTGGCGGGCCAAATTGCGGAGGGAGCGCAGGTTCTGGATCTGGGTCAATTCCATTCTCCCAGAGCAACCTCCGCAGCCGGGCAATTTCGTCGTCTGCTGAAATCACAGGTCCAGGTCCCCCAGGTCCACTCCCAGTCGTCGCGCTCCGCTGCCCGCTCCGGGGCCTTTGCAAACCACCAGGTCCCCATCGGGGAAAGGGCTGATGCGGATTTGCAACTGGGACATGGCGGGGTTCCCAGCCTTGGTCCGGGCTCGGTAAAGGGCTGCCCGGGCGGCAATCGGATCACTGCAACGGAGCAACAGGCCAATGGGCTGGGCCATTGCGGACTCGAGTATCGAGGCCAGCAACGATTGATCCACCCCCGCCACTACAACAACTCCTCCAGCCCAACTGTTGCCAACCGCTCCCGCTCTCCCACCCGGGTGCGTGCAAGCGCCTGGACCTCCGGGTCCTCCAGCCAGGCGGTAATTTCGGCGTCTATGGCCGGGCCGTCCTCCGGCTCCCCCCGGAACCGGGCCCCCTCCAGCGCTCGCTCCGTGGCGATGGCCATGGCCTCGGCCTCGATTGGCCCGGTGCGCCGGGGAATGTGCCGGGCTTGGAATTGATAATTGAGCTCGTAGAGTGCAATCCGTTCTTGGAGCTCGGCTTGCGCGGCAGCAGAAAGCAGCTGCCCAGGTTGCAGCCCCGCGATTGCATCGACTACCAGGCGATCGATATTATTCCGGATATTCTCCGCCAGCTGTTGGTTCAGGGCCTGGGCCTCTCCCGCTGTAACCACATGCCCCGCTGCATAACGATCTCGGAGCTGGAACGTATAATGACGAATGCGAATTTTCACTGGGCGGGATCTCCATTACCAGCAAGCAAGGAATGTGCAGAGGAGGATTCGAACCTCCGTGCCTTGCGGATTGGATTTACAGTCCAACGGTTTCAGCCACTCACCCACCTGCACAAAAGGTGCCTCCAGACAGTAGCCATCGGTCCTGAGAAAGGGTCAATTGACCAACCCTTTTGCCCGCTCTCACGGGCAAGCAGACCAGATGATGGATTTTTAACCAACTTTACCCATTGCCCTTTGAACATTCAGAACCTGCACTTTGAACTCTGACCTGTGAGCTTCTTCACTAGGGATGCCGTTACAGGGCATCGACGGAGGGATTCGAACCCTCGGCCCTCAGCTTCGGATGACGCTGATGCTCTAACCAACTGAGCTATGTCGATTGATGTCTATTGTTCTCTCACTTCACTGTCGAAGGCTTCTCGGGCTGGTCCTGTGATTAGTCCACTATGACCGTCGCGTTCTTCAGGGACAAAAGACCGTCCAGTTGGCCCAGAGTGTCCTCGATCTGGTCGATCTCCTTGGCCAACCCCAGCTCGTCCACATGGAGCGTTATGTCGTTCATCTGCCCGGATTGGCCAGGGGCCAGGACCGTGAAATTGTGCTGCCGAGCTTGGGAACGGAATGCCCCCAGTTGCTGGCGAATCCGCCCCAGGAACGCCTGCTGCCCCGGAGCCACTTCGCGTCTCCAGGCCAGCCAATCTGCGATGCTCCGGCTCACCCCGTTGATAACCAGGGTCTCGCTGCTGTTGGCCCGGGCAATGGCGTGGCGGATGGCGACCACTCGGGCCTCCAGGTCCCCAATGGCCTGGCGCTCCGCCCGAACCATGGCCACCGCCCCGCCCTGGGCCTCGAACGGATCTCGAATTCCGTCCATCCGGCCGAGATTCGCCAGCACAAACTCTCGTTTCTTTTCCAACCTCTTGCTGATGGTTTTGATTTCTGCGAGGGCTTCGGTTATGGACTGGGGCATGGAAGGGGAGCCTTTATGGTTGATGGGATGGGCGGGGAATGTGCCCAACACGGGGATTGTGGGGGGAGGGACCGGGTGGCGCAAGGAAAATGGGAAGGGGATGGGGTTTGATGGTCAAAGATGGTCCGAGCCTTCGGCCTTCGGCCGGCTCACAACCCAAGGTCTCCTGCTGTCGCCAGGGTCACCCGCTTCCGCGTCTGCTCCGGCGCCCCACTCACTGCCGCCTCCGGGCCATATGCCTCCCCGGGCTCATTCGCCGCGATGAACATGGCGCCCCGCAGGGCGATGGCTGCACTGCCGCCTCGGCTGAATTCCCAGACTTTATCCCCATCGGTCACGTTGGCCTGCCATCGTCCGTCCCCCAGCTCGAACAGGTTCGCCAGCCGGAGGTCCCGGGCGACCAGGGACTCCAGCAGCGAGTCCACGGAATCTGACGCTCCGGGGGCCATTACAAGGGCTCTCCTTGCAATTCCTCTCCCAACGACATCACCCGGTCGAACAGCCAGTCCTGCATGGCTCGGCTGCAATCCGGAAGGTGCTGGACAATGTGCAGGTGTTCCTCCAGCAACGTACTGCTCACGTACTTTGTCCCTTTTCCAAACGTTGCCTTTGGCAGCCAGATCTCTCCATCTGGGGTGGCCAACCCGGAGATCCAGTGATCCCCCAGGGTCTCAATCACTTTTATCGGCGCGGAAACCGGGTGGCCGAGTTTGGCCAGGAACACAAGAGCTCGGTCCAGCATGGCTTGCTCCACCTTGGTCAGCTGCACGAGCGGGGGCTGGCGCTTGGGCATGTGCTGTTGCAGGTATTTGACCATTCCGGAGTGCATGGTCCCGGGATGGGAGTCAAACACCCGTTCCGCGACTGCCTGCATGGTCTCACTTGGCCTGTTCCAACAATACTCCCATTGCATCTGGTCCTCAAAGGACTTGTGCTCCGGAAGCATTAAATCTGTAAGCAGTGCTTCATCTTCACAGGCCATGGAAAGTTGCTTGGTAACGGCCTGGCGAAATTCCCACAGATCCACCGTCCGGTCCTCGGTCAGTCGCAGCGAGCCGGTGTAATTATAAGTGTGCATTCCCGGGGCCGGGAGGTCACACACTCGAATTCCGTGGTAATATCCCACCAGCCCGGGGCCTGGATGCACCTCCAGGTCCCCCGCCAGCCCCACCGGGTTGGACTCCAGCAGCCAGGTATGGCGGGTGGACCAGGCCTGGAGCAGGGCCTCCCCCGAGACCACGATGGTGGTCTGCCCGGCCTTCGGCGCCGGGGGTACCCCCGTCACCAGCACGGTGCCCAGCTCGTCCTGAGCATTGGCCCAGAGCTCACGGATGGCCATCCAGGGCTGCCAGTTCCGGCCTAGATCCAGCGTAAAGCCCAGCTCCGTGTAGGTGACCGGGCCATCAATCGAGCTGGCCATCTGTACCAGCTGGAATTCCTTCCCCCTTATGGTCTGCGGGGCTGCGCTGAAGGCCATTTGCCGGTGGCCGCTGTTCACTACCACCTGGCCGCCGCTACGCAGCACCACAGCGATGGCGTATTTCAACCCCGTACCGAAGAATCCAATGGGGCTTTGGCCTTCGGCCACAGCTTTGACATTCACGCCCAGGGTGGTGATCAGCCTCGGGTCGATCTCCCCGGGATTGGAGAATACCAGGTATTGATTGCTCATGGAGTTGGCTCCTTTGCTGCCGCTGCCGCTATCTCGCCTCCATGACCCCCGGCCCATTTGGCCCAGAGCCCTTCCCGTTCCTCCGCCCCTTGCAGCAGTTCAATCTCCCGGGGCATCATGGATTCCATTTCCGCCCAGACCTCATCCGGGCCTTTGTCCACCAGGAGCTTAAACAACTCCATCGCCCGGTTTGACCATCCATAGCACCAGCATGACTGGCCGTCCAGCCAGTCGCAATGCTTTCGATTATACTGGTTCTCCCCCACCTGCCGCGCTGAGTGCAGGTTCAGGTCCCAGGCCGAAGCCTCGGCATAGCACTGGGCATCCGCCCAGCCCCATTTCTGCCCATCCAGCCTTTGGATTTTGACCGTGCTGGGATACCAGCCAGTCCCAATGTCCAGTTGCAAGGCCAACTTGGTCGCCCCGGCAAGAGGCCAGCGGACTAGCATGACCAAATGCAGATGATGAATACCACCTTTGCCGGGGTCCCGGTGGTCATACCCGGGGATTAGCTCAATGCCTCGGCGAAATTCCCCGGCTGATTGCTCGATCATTGGCTGGGCTCCTTTGCTGTCACTGCCTGCACCACCACCCGGTAGCCCTCGCGTAGACCCACATTCAGTGGCCCGGCCATGTCGCTTTCGCTGGTGCTCACCAGCCACGAGGCCAGCTCCCTCCACCGGCGTTTGCCGGGGTCCAGGCGTTGGAGGGCAATGCGGTAGGTCTGGAGGACTGGGGTTGGCATGGGGGTGGGGCTCCTTTCCGAGGGGATAAGATCTAGAAACTGGTGGATTGGGGGAATGGTTTGCCGGGACATTTGGTATAACAGCACTCCACTCGATCAGTGATCTCCTGCACGGAAGCGGGGAAACCGCCAGTATCGCGCACATAGATAAGCGCGTCTGCGAACGTGTCCATGATGGCGATGCGTTTTTGCTGGCGGTAGATAGCAAAGCGGTTGCGATCGGTGCCTAGCAGTGAGGGAAGCTCACCCTGGAAGACGGCAAAGTTCGCTTCGACCTCGGATCGCTGGATCGTCGTATTTGGTGTGGCTGGATCAGACATTCAAAGCCTCGCGCGCTGCCGTCTGGGAACTAAGATTTTTCACTCAAAATCTTCCAAATTTCCGAGAACTAAAACATCTTTAGTTCTTGTTTCACAAACGTACTCGAGATTTCTCTCCTGTTCCACCTGCACCAGGTCCCCTTTCGCTGCTGCTCGCTTAGCCCAAACCCGGGGCCGCCAGGGGTCCAAATGCAGCACGCAAGGCCATTCCAGGCCCTTGGCCCGGTGGATGGAGCTCAGGGTGACCAGCCCGTCAGTCCGGGCGAACAGGCGTTCCAGCATGGAGCGAAGGCCCCCGGCATCGCGGCATTCGGTAGACTGCAGAACAGCTTGGAGGCACTCCGCCCGGTCGTGGATGGAGTCAATGCGAGCCTCGCTCGCTTGGTTGGCCTGGGCGAGCGCTACCTCCCGGTCTCTCCACTGGCTGATGGCCCCGGCGACCAGGTCCGCCGCCAGCCCGTCCTCCGGGGCGATCTTACGGGCCAGGGCCACCAGCCCTCGGCCAATATCCCGCCCGAGCATGTGGCAGCCAATTTGCCTGCGGAGCAGTTTGAACGCCAGGGACAGCAACGGGGCGTTGTTTCGGCAGAGTATTGCCAGCCCGGTGCCGTCTCCGGGGACCAGCTCAGCCAGATCTGTCCAGCTCCAGCTATACTCTGATCCACCCATGAAACCTGGGGATGAACCTTTCTGGAGCGGGAGCTGGACCACCCGGCCATCGGCGTTCCCATGCCAGGCCCGGAACAATGGCACATGCTCGCGTTGCCGCTCCACCACCAGCTTGGGGCAGCGGAAGGTGGTCATTAGTGGGAAATCTCCCCAATCCGCCGCCGGCCGCAGCGCTCGGATTCGCTCTGCCGAGTCGCCGGCGGCTCCACGCCAGGCGTAAATCGCTTGCCTTTTATCTCCTACTGCGATCACTCTGCCATCTTCTCTGCTGGCCAGTTCCAGCATTCGGATGTTCAGTGGGGAAAGGTCCTGGTCCTCATCCACCATGACCACCGGGAATTTAGGGAATCGGCCTCCAAGCATTACTGAGGCATATACCTGATCATCGAACGAGATGGTGCCGAGACGGGCTAGGCGATTGCTCTCCACCAGGACCTCTCGGGCGAGTTCCCAGAGCAACTGGTGGTCGTCGCTGCCTAGGCCAATCGCGTCCGAGCAAATGCTCCAGCCGGCCTCGGTGTCCGGAACCAGGGTGTTGGCCGCACAGGGGTCAACCTGGGGCACCAGCCCTTCCTGCATCGCCCGGCCCACCAGCTGGCGAAGGCCATCCCACTGGTCACTGCTAAGGTCCACCTTGCGATCTTTCGCGACCTGTGTGACCAGCTTGCCAATTTTCCGGTCTTCCAGGCGCAAGCTCACCCCCGGGATCGCCCGAGCCCAGGCCATGTGCCCGAGCCCGTTCATGGTCTTGATGGTGAAGTTGCTGGGAACTTTGCTGGCCAGGTCGCTTGCTATGCGTTTGTTAAATGCCAGGCCAAGGGCCGGCACGCGGACCAATTGAGCGGCCAGTTCCAGGGTGCTGGATTTTGCGCACCCGGCGCCGGCTTCCACCATGACCGAGCCTTTCGCCCGACCCACCGCATCGCAGATGCTCCCCTGCTCGGGGGTTGGGGTCCAGGTCATGCCCCGGCCCCTTTGTGGATCAAGGCACAATATCCGCTGGACCTCGTGGAATTTTCTACCACCACCCAGGCCATGCACTGGGCGCCTAAACACAAGCAATTGGCCGCAGGCTCTGGGGGAGTGATCTTGTAAACATACCCACCCGCGCCGTTCTTCATCCACTCTCCGGTGGCAGGATCTTTCTGGGGCACCGACCTGCCGCCAACTCGGTTAATCCCCCCGCCGGCTTCGCCGGCTTCCTGCCGAGCAAACGGACACCACAGCAACCGGGCGTGGGCCTCGGGAATTGGGCTGGTCATGGAGTGGCCTCGTCTTGTCGGCGTTCATATGCCCGGCGAATGTCCTGGAGTTTGCTCCAGCCAAAAGCTCCCAGCCCGAGCATGATGGCCTGGGGGGTCATGGCGCGCTCTCCTTGACTGCTGGAACTACCTGGCCCCAAATCTCCGGGAACTCTCCGAGTGTCACAGCCTGGATGGTGCCCTTCCCTGGGACTTCCTTAACCCCATGGATGGACCTGGAGATTGTCGCCTCCACCCAGCTGCGTTTGCCAATGTACTCCACCATCCGGAGCACGCGGACTGTATCCTCGGCCATCAACCAGCCTCCTCCCCACCGGCGACCACCAGGACCATAGCCTGCCCATCTGGGTCGAACCCCAGGGTGGCACTGGTGCTGGCGCTGGTGGCGAGCATGGCACCCACCTCCCGGTTACCCGGGCACTGGCGCTGCTTGCACACTTTGCCATCCGAGTCCCCGATGTATCCCAGGTGCAAGGGCTCGCTCGACCCGATGAGGTCCAGGGCATCAAACCCCGTCCCGGCCAGGGCCGTTGCCAGGGCCGCAACCTGACCCACCGGGATGGTCTCAGCGGGGATCAGCATGACCCGAATGGCCTTCTCGTCATATGGGTTTTCCGGCTCGGGGACCAGTGCCAGGGCACAGCCCGTTGGCAAGACTGCTAGGACCTGCTTGGCCGGGGGGCGGAAATGGCTGCCCACGAGGGGGGCGGATATGGTGGTGGTGGGCATGGGATTGTGCTCCTGTGTTGCTTGCAGTATTAAACCAACTATCCAGACAAGCTACCGCTTGTCCTCCTCTTTCCTTTTCATGATGGCTTCCAGCATCAGCACCGCCACCGCTCCCTCACCAGTGCCATAACCAGTGAGAAAGGCCGACCGCAGCAGGCCGAGGAGGCATTCTTTCTGCTGCTCCGATTCCCCCGGCGGAAGGATGGCTAACAGCAATTTGACCTCGGACTTTTCCAACCAGCGCTGGAAGCCTTCAATTTTCTTGGCCTCGGAGCGAAGCTCCGGATCAGCGGAAGAGGCTGGGGGCATGGTGGGGGTGCTCCTTTGTGTAAGGTGATTGGCCCGGAGGATCAGAGCCAAAAATGGAGGGTCGGGGAAGTGACCCTCCAGGTTGGTTGCATCTTTTGGGCTCAATGGCCCGGTTGGACTTTCGCTATTCCGCCGACTGGCCAGACCAAAGCAATACAAACCAGTCGGAACATACCAATTAGGCCGAGAGCCGGCTCGGTGCCACTGCGCGGTTACATGACCAGTCTCCTGGGTTCGAGTCCACTTGTGGAACCCCGGCGCTTAATCTGCTGCCTCGAGTTCATCTTCATAGTAACGACACCATCCGCCAGGAGCAATGGCCCCGGAGACTATGCTACAGACCCCAGCACCCCGTGCGGTGGCCCCTGGCGCCCAGTGCCTGCAAATTGCACAATGCTCGGCTTTGGTCCCGTGGTCTGTGTAGTCCGCGGCCTCTTTGCTGGAGCTGGTTGCCATTGCTCAGTTCCCTTCCATCGCTATCGCCGCTACCACTATTGCCCCCCAGTCATACCACTCCGGGGCCACCAGCCGCTGCCCACCCCGCCGCAATTCCACCCCGCACCAATGCGAGTACCCACCCCAGCCCGGGGCAGTGATCACCAGCATGGTGAATGGCCCCCGCACCAGCATGATGCCGAAGGCCGCGGCCAAGCGAGGAAATGGATTCCACCCGGTCCAGTGGTCCGCCAGGGCATCCCGGCGAAAGGCTTGGGCTCGGGCAATGGACCGAGCGCAATTGGTCAGGTGGATGGGGCCAATGGTAGGGTTGAATGGGGGGCTGAGGCTCATGGCTTGCCACCCACCACCAAACACACTGCCGAAACCTGCCAACCTGGCATTGCCTGGAACTCTCGGATCGCCAGGTGCCGAGCCCGTTCACAAGCTGCTGCGTCCACAAAGGCCACCTGCGCGGGGACCAGCGCCAGCGCTGCTGCCGGGTCCATTGCATTCCCGCGCCAGGCCACCACCGCCTGCACCACCACCAGCAGCACTACCGCTCCGGGCATGGCTTCGCCCCCGTGGCCCGGGCCTTATCCAGGCGCTCACCCAGGTCCGCCAGGACCAGGGCCAGCCCTTCCCGGCGCTTGCGGTCCCACCAGGCTTGGCGGCAGCGTCCGCTGCAAAAGTGCTTGTGCGGTGCACTGGGCGTCGCCACCACCGGGGCTGAGCAATTTGTGCACTGGAGCGTGTTGGTCATGTTGTCTGGCATGGAGTGGGCTCCCGGAGGACCAGCATTATGCCGGCCCGCCACGGACGTTCTTGACCACCTGGGGCGAGCGCCGAGGCTTTCCGGGCTTGGTCTTAGGCCCGGTCTTGCGTTTAGTACCCAGCTTCTGTGAGTGTTTCACCGGAGCAAGGAGAATTTCTCCTGGTTCAAAGCTTCCACCCCGGTCAAACGCAATGATTTCATCCCTCGCTGCCTTTGGGGTGGCGTACCGAGTCCAATTGTGGGCATTAAGCCGGAGGTAGGTCCGGCCCAGGTGAATCCTGGCCTCCACCACATGGAGTTCCCGGCGACAGGCCCGAGCGATGGCACAATTATTGGGCTCTTTCCTGTCAGCTTTGGCAATATCGCTCCGGGTGACATGGAGCACCAGGGGACGCTTGGCGTCGAAGACTGGCAGGCCGTCGATCTGAGTGATTTTCATGGCTGGTTGACCTCCGTGGTTATCGCCTGCTCTGCCTGGACGCAGTCCCACTGCCAGCGCCCTTCCACCACCAGCAGCTCCGAGTCCGCGATCAGAAAGGCCAGTGTCCCGGCCATCAGGTGTGCAATCAGGCAGTCCCCTCGGCCAAGCAACTCCGGCTCATCCCCCCGGCAAAGCCGTATCCGATGCTGGTCCCAAGCCGCCTCGGGGTCCAGCCACCGCCAGAACACCAGAACTGCGCTGTCCTCAATGTCCCGGCGAATTTGGCCACTCCGATGTCCGTAGCGAACGAGGTCCCAGCGTTGCCAATCGGCCTTCGGCCAATCAAGCTGGTGACGAATGACCTGGAATTCAGTCAACTGGGCCAGGGGGAGGGGAAGGGATGGGGGGCTGGAGTCGGTGCCGGGGCTACCGCTCATGGCGGTTGCAAGGGCCTCAGCAAGATCACGGGGCGGGGACATGAGGGTGGACTCCTATTACGTTGGTGGATGTTATAGTCCCAATGATTCAGGGCTTAGGGCTCGGGACCTTCCAGGCGAAGCCTCCGGCACTGGCAGTGGCCAGCCTCGTCGATCAAGCGGGCGCCGCGTCCAGGTCAAATCCAGGTCCGGGGGCTGGGCGCATGCCGTTGCTGGTTTCCAATAGCCAACCTGGATATCTGCCTGCGCGATTGCATCGGCGTATTGCCGAGTTCGAATTTGCCTTGGCAAAGCCGGGGGTTGAATACCAGCCAACAGCATGTTGGCCACAATCAACCGGCCGTTTTCATAATTCTGCTGCTGAATTTGACTGGCCGTTTGATATTCCGGCCGGTATGGTAAGCCAGCAATACGATCTTGGTAACCAAACCAGATCCAGTCTGGCATTCTCTGGCCAACTCTTGTTATTCTGCTATTGTGGTTACCCACAGTGGTGGCTGCTTGTTCCAAGGCTACAAGCCAATCTTTTCCGGGGAAGCGTGGAAAAAGAACTGCTGGGCGTTGGCGCCAATCCCAGGCGCCCGGCGAACGCCATCCGGGCCAGGGGGTGGGAGTGCGCGCGGCCCCGGGGCAATGTGGGGGGAGAACGTCCCCGCCACTGCATGGCGGTGCCAGAGCCAAATGTGGGCATTCTTGCCCACCAACTCCCGGCGCATGGTTTCCACTGCGGCCATGGCCTCCGGGAGCGTTCCGAACGAATGGGCCAGGACCAGGCCGCCCAGCCGAAGCTCCACAGTGTGGAATTGCGGGGTGTAGCGAGGTTGTTTGTTGGTGGCCATGGCTTAACCTCCCAACCGGCGGCCAGCATTGCGACCAGCATGGGCCTGGGGGACCAGCATGGCAGCCTTGGCCAGGCCCTGGGGGGTCAGCAGCACCGCGCCGTCGCTTTCCCTCCACCAGCAATCCCCGGAGATAATCCGTTCGCAGAGGGCGTCGTCCAGGCGGGCAAGCCAGGTTGGGCCGGGGGGCTGGGCAGAGCGATAGGCTGAGGCCATAACGAGCCTGGTGGAATAGGGCAAGGGGAAGGGGGTTGTTAAGATTGAATGGGTTGATGTGGACATGGTGCCGGGCTCCTTTCTTGATTACTGTTTCTGTTGCCTTGCTAGAGCTTCTGTCAACGTAGCAATAGCAATTTGGTGGGCAGCATCTTGTATTGGGCTGCTCTGTAATCTCTGCAACATTTCTACCCAAACGAGAGGAGAGGAAAAGGCCCAGCCCTTTATCAATCTTGCTGCTTGTTGCGCCGCGGTCGGGCGCTTGCTGTTGGCAGTTTGGCGACGAGCGTAGTAGGGTAGGTCTGTATCGGGTAAGGGGCGGGCGGGCATGGTGGGGCCTGGGTGGATTGTTGCCATTGGATTATGAACGGGGGCGGGGGGGTATGGCAAGGGGTAAATTGTAACGAATTGTAACCTACAACCCCCGGTTGCATCCCCCGGTCCACTCAACATTCTGATGCCTCTGGAGTCTTGGGCCGCGTCCCGGCGTTATACCGGGCCAGGGCCTCCTCCCGCTCCTGGTCCCGGGCAATCTCCCGCTCGATCCGGCGCTTGTCGGATTCGGTGAGTTCTGTGTATTCTCCGGAGAACTCGGGTGGTTTGGGTGGTGAGCCTGGAGCATTGCCGGGGCCAAGGTCCTCCAGCCCGGCCATGGCGTCGTCCTCGTCGTCGGCCTCCTGGGCGATTTGCTGCTCCCGGAGCGGGGCCGAAGGCCCAAGGTCCAGGGGCTCGCCTGCTGGCATTCTCGGGGGGATGCCGAGGGCCCGGCGCTGGCGTTCTTTCCGCCCTCGGGTGAAGGTATTTTTGCCGCTGGTGAGCTTGTACCGCACACGTTCCTCGGACAGGACGATGGCCGCGGCCGTGGTGTCGGTGGTGTAGAGGATGGATTCCATGGTGGCCAGGGCTTGATCTGGGGTGCATTGCTGGCGCTTGACCATGGCCATTTGTTCCCGTAATTCCCCGTATGCTGTCTGCCAGAGGGACTGGTATTTCTCCCCGGCCTGGAGCAAGCGGTGCAAGCGAGATTGGGTGATCGGCATGGGGGGTCAAGCCTCCAATAGATGGGCAACCGCGAGTTGCTCTGGTGTTTCATCAGTTATGTATGTGGGCAATTTGAACTCCACCAATTCACACCTCCGGGCAATTTCCCGGAATATGGGCCAATGACGCCGATACTGCGGAACACGGCAGAAATCTTCGATAACCTCCACATCATCAGGGCCGATGCGCTCGCCGCAGGCTTGGCGGAGGATCACAAGGGCACGAGCAAGGGCAAGGGCTTTGGGGTTGGTGAGGTGGCGATTGCCTAAGCGGGCTTGGCGGGACATGGGCTGGGGCTCCTTGGGGTTGGTTCAGTTTGTGGCCGAAGGTCGCGCGGGGGATGTAGGTGGGGGTGTAAGGGGGATATAATGGGAAATTGGCTATCGAATGGCACATTCTTTCGCCTGTCTGTCTGCTGGGGGTGAACGTGGTCCGAGCCCTTGGGCTCTCTTCTTCTGGAGTTCTCTTAAAAAAAAAAAAATTTAATAATAACCAGTAAGTAAGTGGGGAAAGGTCAGTGGTCAAGGTCAAGAGCTGAATAGGGGATACTGAAGGGGAAATAGGCGAAGGAATCGGATATTGGATAGGGGGAATCACGATATGGCTGCGGTATGGCTGCGATACATCCCCCCGGATGGCTGCCGGGGAGCGGGGGGGGGGGGGGGGGGGGGGG